CAGAGAGAGAATTCCATCTGTAGTCTAAAAGGAGAGGGGATGTTGATATTTTGTCAGAAGCGCGGCGTGCTGTCAGTCACCAATAGCGGTTTATGCTTAAAAGGCAGGCAGACAGCGGAAAAGCCATTGACTCACAAGGCACTCACCGTATAATTCCACGCGTTTCGCAGCGCCTTGTTTTTTATCACAGGATGCCTGTGTGAATGCCTTCAAGGCGCCCTTAGCTCAGCTGGATAGAGCAACGGCCTTCTAAGCCGTGGGTCGCAGGTTCGAGTCCTGCAGGGCGCGCCATGTATTATCAATAGCTTACGCTATTCTAAGTCCAGCCTGATTCTCTCCTTGTGTCGTATTTGTGTCGTTAAGCTCGAAAATGGCGTCAATTTTGCGCGCGTGCTCAGTCAGGTGGTTGGGTGCCAGATGTGCATAACGCTGCACCATCTGAATGCTTTCCCATCCTCCCATTTCCTGCAGCGCCGATAACGGAACGCCAGACTGAACCAGCCAGCTCGCCCAGGTGTGCCGGAGGTCATGAAAACGGAAATCCTCAATGCCCGCTTTCTTGAGTCCTGCATACCAGGCATTATTATCATCGACTCGCATTTTGCGGATCGCTGGCGTCAGGGTGCCGTCCGGGCGATATGCCGCTTTCATGTGCGCGAACACATAGCGGGAGTGTTTCCCAATCTGCTCTCTCAGAACCCTGCATGCGGTATCATTCAGAGCCACGCCGATAGCCTTGCCCGCTTTAGCGTTCTCCGGGTTTACCCATGCAACCTTCCTTTGCATATCCACCTGCTGCCATTCCAGATCGATAATGTTAGAGCGGCGCAGGCCGGTCGCCAGCGCGAATATCACTACTGGTTTGATGCTCACCGGCATGCGGTCGATCAGCCGTGCTGCCTCCTCCCTGGTCAGCCAGCGAATGCGCTTACTTACCGGCTTGCGCGTTTTAATGGTCGGTGCCGACTTTATCCAGTGCCAGTCATTGGCCGCCGCGCGCAACAGGGAGCGGATAAACGACAGGTGCTGGCTTTTAGTGGCCAGGCTGACCGCTTTGGGCGTATACACAGGCGGCTCCTTCCCGAGCCGTTGCGCGCGATCCCTTCTGCTCTCCCAGTTCTGATAATGCTTCCTGTTAGTCATCTTCCCGACTGCGTTATAAATCTCGTCAGCCGTGAGGGTAGAAATATCCCGGCCGGCGAAATGATTCAGGAAAAACTCGATTTTCGTTTTGTCGTCGTCGAGCGATTTTTTGTGCTCCTTTTCCTGTATCCAGCGGATGCAGCATTCCTCGAAAGTGCGCGCCGGCAGATCGCCGATCTGGTCAACGCGCCAGGCTTCCGCCTTTAACTTGTCGTGGAGCTCCTGAGCTTGTTTTTTGTCCCCCGTACCAAGAGAGCGCCTAACTCTCTTTCCTGTCGGCGTAAAGAAATGACAGTGCCAAACTCCGCCTCTGAGGGTGATTGACATAAATCCTCTCCTTTATGATCACCCGCGTTCGCCTTCTTAGTCTCATGCGGGGCAGATAAATACGCAATACAGGCCGCCTCGGTTGTGCGGTATTTGTTGCCAACTTTGCGGCCAGCCAGCTCGCCGGAGTCAATCAGCCGGTAGATAACCCGGGGGGAGACAATCAGCAACTCCGCCGCCTGCTGCGCTGTAATCGGTTTGTCTGATGCCATACTTCTCTCCACTGGCCCCAGCCGGGGCCGTTGATAATTCGTTATCAGCTGTCTCGACGCCATGCAAATGGCAACGGTTCAGGCAAAATCCACAGGTGGCGTATATTCGCCACGTTGACCACGTCGCGCTCGGCCGGGTAAATCTCGACAGCGTCACGATCCCCATATCCAACGGCGTTTTTGATTTCCTGAAGTGCTTCCCAGCTTATGCCGTCTCTCCAGCGTCCAGCTAAACCCAACTCTCTTGTATTAATGGACAGACGGATCACGCCCCCTTCTTCCTGAAATTCTTGCACCAGAAAGCGCGGGTTTATCCAGACGTTGGTCCTGCTGGGATCGTGGAGTTTTTGCGGCCACTGCGCTTTCGGTAACTCTTTAAAACAACAGATCATGGTTTTCCCCTTGAACCCATCACAGTGCTTGCCAGAGCACGTAACCGGCGCGGTTTATCCATCGGTGTCGCGATGTAACTTTGCTGGCAGTTCCTGATCTCGACACGAAGTTTGGTTCCGTCAACCCGGATCATGTAATCCACGCTTTTGCCTGTTATGCCGTAATCTCCAAAACGCTCGTAATGTTCCTGGAGCGCAGCGGCGCACGCCTGCCGGGCGATTGGAGATTGTTTGCTGCCTCTGTTAATTAGTCTCATCGTTAACCGGGAGGGCGAACCCTCCCGCCTCCCTTAGCCGACATACTCAGGTTTCATATCCAGCAGCGTGATGCTGAACTTCTCGTACAGCTCATCGCCCAGGTGGCGTTTTGCCGCCGTCAGGGTTTGCTCAGCCTTCGCAAACCGTTCAGCAGCCTCCGGTTCATCCGGCTTTGGCAGGGAGTTGATCGCCGCTTCGACTTTGTTGCGCGCGTCCACCAAGTAATAGCGCTTAACGGCTTTGTTTTTCAGTTCAGTAAACAGGGCGGTGCCCAGCGAGGCTTTCGCTGCTTCGATATCCACACGTACCGCTTTAGCGCTATCGACGTCTTTAGCAGATTCAATGCGGTTGCGGAAATTATCGGCCAGGGTATCAATGCTCGAAGAGGGTTCCTGTGCGCTGGTGACACACACATCGCTGGTAATTTCCTGAACGCTCATGCGTGGAGCGGGTTCCGGGTTAATAACCTTCTCCTGGCGTTCTTCAAGTTCGTCGGGGGTGTAAACACCCAGAATGACGTCAGGGCAGTACAGCCGGGACCAACGTTTAACAGCCAGATAAGCAAGTTGCTGGCGGGGATCGTCTGCCCAAAGCGTGGAGTTGCGAACACGCGCCTGAGCCAGTAGGAGGTCAAGTTCTCGCGGTTCGTCTTCACCTTTCAGCCGTGCGCGGATGATAATGCCGATCCCGGTTTCGTCAGCCATCGTCCAGCCCGGTACCCGGTATTCACCTTTCTCGCCTTTTTTGATGTTGAATTTACCTATCACATTTTCCCAGGGGCCATACCATTCATATTCAAAGCGGGTGGCCAGCACGCCGCTGCGCGAGATGACGGCATTAACCAGCTGAGCTTCATAGCCCAGCACGCCGTTAATCAGGTGGGTTTTCTGAGCGACCGCAAAGGGGTTCATCTGCCACTGCGCTGCCTGCATAGCGACGGCCATGCAGTCTGCCGGATTACCCTGAAGGTGACGCGGTACCGTTGCGGAGCCCTGAGCCATCATCTGGGCGAAGGCATTAATTGCGTTAAGGTACTGCGAATCAAAAAGCGCAATGTTGGAGTTAACGACAGCTGTTTGATCAGCGACTGCTACGTTTGAGTTTTGCATCTGTGTTTCCCCTTAAGCCGTGCGCAGCGCATCGAGGCGGCGCATATCGTAGTCGTTCAGTTCGTCGGTATAATCGTCAACAATCGGTGCTGGCCATTCACCGGTATCGAATGCGTTTGCGATTGCCCGCATGGTAGTGCGGTACTCAAGCGCACCCAGCTCCAGCAGTTCCTGGCTGGCTTCGACGATAGCTATCCAGTGATAACCTTCGTCTTTGTTGACGAAAATCCAGAAGAACTGGTCCAGTGCTGCTGTTTCGGTATACATGGCCGCGCTCAGGTGATAATCGCGGTCAATGATTTCGCGATGGAGCCGGGCACGCAGGCCTGACTGCTTGATGTTCCACATGCTTATCGTCTTGAGATCAACCCCGATGCGGATGCCGTTCATATCTATTTCAAGGTCAGGACGTACACGGATTTCCAGGCCGGTCTCTTCGTCGATACCGAAATAGCTGACTTCTACAGCACGCCCCGGGTGCGTCAGGAACTTGCCGGCGGTCGGGTGGGCCAGTAACGCCGACTGAATGGCCCGGGCGGTCGCCAGCTGCTGGCGCGTTACCAGAATTTTGTCCTCCGGGTTTTCGCGCCAGGCATCCAGCAGTTCGTCTGCAAACACCGCATCCGGTTTGACGGTCTTCACCGCCTGTATCAGGTCAGCTTTGGTACCGGATACTTTCAGCGGTTGCGGCTTCTGCGCTTCTTGTGCCACCAGGTCAGGATTGATGATTGCCAGTTGTTCGAGGAGCGCATCACGGCTGCCACTGGTTTTTACCGGAGCGGGCAGGGTGGCGTTGTATTCTTTGATACAGGCTTTCATTGCGGTCGCCGTCTGCTTCTGGTCAGGCTCAATACGCTGATAATCAGCAGGCAGAGCCATATAGCTTTGCGCTGTCTCTTCCAGGGAACCGCCCAGCGGCACCGGGGCGGGCAGGGTGACGTTGTGCGCCTCCAGCAGCGCTTTGATATCTTCAGCGCTGAGTTGCGGCGCCAGGCTGGCGTTATGTGCGTCGATGAAAGTGCGCAGCGTTGCCGTGGTGGTGAATGCACCTTCCGGGATTTCAGGTTCAATACTGAATTCTGCGTGCAGGTTTTCCGGTTGCAGGGCCAGCGCATGCACCAGGTTACCCATATCCAGCACTTTGGACTGCTCGCGGGAAATGGTCTTTTCAACATGGCGGGCATTGAAATACATCAGCGATACGCGGGCATCTTTTACCATGGTGGAGCTGATACCGTTCGCGGCGTGGTAAACGTTGTTCGGCAACCCTTCATAACGGCCTGGTTCGAAGAAAGCCGGGTACTCAATAGCTTCTGGTTCAGTTTTTGGCGAAGATGGCTCGCTTTGTTGCTGATCCGGTTCAGACTGGTGCGGTTTAACAGATTCCTGGTTCGTTTCCGGCTCAATGTGGTTAGCCAGGTTCGGCGCTGCGGCCGCGAAAATTTCTGACGGCGTTACGGCATCTGCCTGCGGATGATCTGCATCAGCGCTTTCGCCTGCTGAAACCGGTGTACCAGCCGGGATTTCGTTACTGACAGCCGTTTCCATCTGCACATCTTCGATAATCTCCAGTTCTTCGCGTAGGCCTTCGGCCATTTCCTGATAAGTGGCGTCGCCCATTACCGGGCCATTGTCCGGAGTAACCGGGGTGTTACCGGTCAGCCCTTCGATGGAGAACACTCCAGCGCCGAGGCTTTCTACCTTCGGCTGTGCGGCTGCTTCTTCAGCCCGGCGGCGCGCCCCTTCTTCCCGGACGCGCTGCAGATTCTCTTCGTGAGTACAGAAAGTTTTACGCGGCGTTTTATCCCATTTCGGATCCGCCGGGTCGCTGATACCCTCAACATATTCGCCGCGGTCAGCGGCCAGTTGTTTGTCCAGGGTTTCACGGCTAAATTGCGCAGCCTCCACAGTTGCAGCATCTGGCTTGGCATGCTGGTGTTCTTTCAGGTTCGCGCTGATGTAGGTTTGCAGGCTGACCGGGAAGTGATGGACGTTCTCAGCGGCACCACGGATTAAGGCGAAAATAGCAGCGCGTGAATAGTCCAGGATGCCCGCTGTTTTGCGCAGCGCTGCTGACCATTCCCTGAACGGGCTTTCTTTTTTCTCAATGATTTCGCTGGCGCGGCGGTGAATGGATACAGGCATGTTGTAAATATCGAAATCCATCGGCAGTGTCGCGGCTGCAATTTCAATATCCAGCGTATCCAGAGTATGTGCATAATCCTGACTGCGATCTGTGGCGATGCCGCCGCCAGCGTTTGTGCCGGTGTCGGTGCGCTGGATAGCGGCCACGCGGTTGCCTTTGGTCCACTCTTTAACCAGCAGACCTTTGTCGATATACGCGGTTTCGCTCCATGCCTTCAGGAACTGCAGCATTACGCCCAGCTCGGGTGTTTTACGGTCCTGCGGGAACACTTGCCTGACCGCCTCGGTCAGTTTCCACAGGTCGTATTCTTTGACGTCTTTCAGAGCAGGCGCGTTTTCGGCAGCCAGCAGCAGGTTCTGGACGTACGAGTTATCGACATCCATTTCCAGCTTAATAACTTCTTTCTTCTGCTCCGGGCTGATGTGATAGGCGTACTCTTCTTCAGAAATGAGCTGGGCAAGCAGACGCTGACGGAATGGCAGAGTGGCCACGGTGATAAGCGCCGGCACGTCAGCGTCACGGAATTCCTGGACGATTTCAGAGGTGGTGTCGCTGGTGTTATTAATTTCAGGCCAGTCCTGAACGAGGTCAGCCCACTCTTTAACGAGCTGGGAGCGTTCTCCCGGTTCAGCTTCCACCCAGGCTGCAATAAAGCCGTTAATGGCGCTTACTTCGTGGTTCTGATCCAGAGGGAATAATTCTTTTACAGCCTGAATGAGTTTCCACTCAACATGCACAGACAGTTCATGAATGCCTGGTACATCCCGGCAGGCCTGCAGCAAATTCTGGATATAGAGATTGCTTTCATCGGCCTCAGTTGCGCCGATTTGCACGTGCATAGCCTCACTGATTTCTTTCACTTCAGTGTCGTTAAGCAGGTGAGCAATCAGGCGCTGCGGCAGGCGCAGGCGCGCTACCGGGCGGAGCAGTGCAGAGACTTCAGCAGCCGGCGTACTGGCATTATCGGCAGCGCCCGCCAACTGCGCGCGTTCGTCCTGGATATTTACGGATTCAGCCGGTTTCGCTTTTGGTAGCCAGGTACGCCCGTCTTCCTGCAGTTCGTAACGATCACACCAGGTGAAGTCGACGACGCCTTCTTCCGGCAGATCATTTACCACAGGGAAATCAGTCAGGACAGGAAGCTGGTAATCATGGCCGCGGCCCACTTCGATTTCAGCATCTTCGAGAATAACTTGCGCCTGAAGTTTAGCGCGTGCCTCGGTTTTGGCGGTGAACCAGAAAATGCCGTTTGGCTTTTTCGACTTCTGGCTGGCCTTTATGAGATTGAAGAATTCCATACTGTTCCTCATTTTTGGGTGTTAAAATCCCCGGGCCATTGATAGCGCCCATTGGGTGTTATTCTGGTTTTCCATATTTCCAGCGTGCTTTGGTCGGTCCGCTGGACGTAGAACCCGCTTCGGCGGGTTTTTGCGTTTATGGCTCGTGAGCCATCTGGTCGTGCTCGGCGCACTGCCTGGAGCAGTACTGCCGTTCTTCGCGGGCAAGCATGTTGCCGCGCAGTAAAAGCAGGGTGCTGTTCACTTCGTCGCCTGGCTGAATAGGGCTTTTGCAGTAGGCGCATTTCGCGGCGGTACTTTTCTGTCCGTGAATCATCGGATCACCCCAGCCATTCAATAAAACTTCCACAAGACAATCGTTAATACGTGTAGCGCCGCGCATGGTTCGCAGGTAAACGTATTTGCCGCGAACCGCTGACACATTCCAGGTGTGCCCGTCGTGCTTTGCCAGCATTCCCGGTGCCACACACTGGCGAATGATGTGCATCGTGCCGTAGTGTTGATTAATCATCCTCTCCCCCTTTGTTTCGCCTGTCTTTTAACCACTTCAGGCTCGGTGGTATGCTGGAAGCTCTCACACAGCCAGCAAGGAAGAACTATGAAATCAGTTACTAAGCCATGCCCTATTTGCGGTGAAGATGCCGTGTCTTTTAACCATGTAAATCAGGTGGTTAATCTGAAAACACAACCGCCTACTATCCGTGAGGTTCCATCGGTCTGTTATATCTGCGATGAGCACGGTTGGTTTTTGCTTTCCGAGCAAATAAACGACCTCGTCATTACAAGCGCAGATCCATCTGTAAAAAACCGACTGAAAGCGCTGGTAAAAATGCGTTATTTCCCTGAGCAAGATCAGCCTGTGAATTTGAAAGCTATTGAGTCGCTCGACTAAAATCTTTTCGACTCTCGCTTCGATAACCAAGGCGGAAGACTTTCGCGTAGGCTTTGCCACGAGGAATTCCGCCTGTGCGATTCATCTTTCGGCGAAGGTGAGGCCAGTGTTTCTCTTCCTTGCTGTTGGACCATTTGTCACCGTCCTGCCGGGAGCTTGGAAGCTGTAAGGGCTTCTGGCGTGATTCAGCTTGACGCACCCAGAAAGCCGCAAACCCGTACATACCTGTTTTCTTCGTGTTACCTTTCATCTCATCCTCTGCCCTTATCGCCAGGCTGGCGGAACGTTTCTAAAACCTGATGCGCGTTAATCACTCCACCTCATCCGACTATTCGTATGCCGTCGGCGGCTACTTCGTGGGCTCCATGCCTGGGTGGTTCGTGGTGCGTCTTGGTGATAGAGATTAAATCACTGGTTTATAGTCATGTCAACTCAAGGTTAATGTTAATTGTAAATCGCTGGTTTATATAGATGTGTTTTGTGAGGGCTATGCCGGATTGCAGGCAAAAAAATCCCGACGCTATGGTCGGGATCGAAGTGTTCGGGGTGGAGCCGGGTGGCTGAGTTGGAAGGGGGCATAAAAAACCCGGCTCGGTGGCCGGGTTAACATCTACTACCAGTTCGGGAGCTCGCGTAAAGAATACTTAGGCTTTCCATTCCCAACCTGAGTGCAGAGGAATTTTGCAATAACTTTTTTTCCGCGGTGATCGTTGATAATATCTGGATTGTCTATGTAATTACTTATTTTCGCCACGAAAATTGATTTAGATTCATCATGCTCCATAATAAACTCGCATTGACGTTTATGAGGAAGGGCCCCCATGAAGCTAACTTCTAATAATTGCAAATCTTCTTTAACGCTATCTTTACTTAGTTTGAACGCAGCTCTTTCAATATCATTGATGTTGTTAGCAACAAGCGCCTGGTTGTTATGCCTTAAAGTAAAAGTCGCTTTATTATCAAAGAGTATTTGTATAAACCCACGTATTTTATCTAAGGCTCGGTCATCCAAATCACTAATCGCCTCAGCTAAACCATCATCGTCTCCTCTGATACTCATTTGAAGGATAGAATGAGTTTGGTTCAGAGCTTTTTGAACAGAAGATTCCTCATCAAAATTAAGTGGAGCATCAGGCCTAAATTCTTCAAGTGTAAATCCAAATGAACCTTTGGCTGTTCCAGTAATCATTAGCAAATTATTTTCAAGGTTTGGAATCTTACCTTTGGCTGGTAATTTCCCTGAAAATGAAGATGCAACATGAGAAACCGCATCGTTAAAGGCGTTAACTATTTTTGTTCCGAAATTTGCAGCTATGCCATAGGTACCAAGTACAGCAGCCCCTCTAAATGTTAAAGTTGCTTTAACTGGCGGATGCTCATCGATAACAATATGAGAAATCTCGTCATTTAGCTCATAGAGCCTACTTTCAAGGCTCATTTTGCCAATGATGTCATCATCAGTAGTGGTTTCTAAAAGAGACAGGATAGAGTCCCGCTCGCTTAGAACGAACAAGTAATCGTCACGATTCATTGCTCACCTCCTTCTGATAGCATTGTTTCTAAAATGATTAATGCCTGCTGATCCAGTGTAGCATCTAGAGGAATCTGCAAGAATCCCTTCCACGTAAGATCCCTTCTGTGAGACCACATACTGTACCAATATACAGTTCTTTCTACAAGCTGCTCCTTAGAAACCCCTAGTGACTGGAAGTAAGAATCAACTTTAAACTCTTGCTTTCTCCACTTTCCCATATGTGGCATAAACAGATTCGGGTTCCGCATAACGACATCTTGCTGCGTTTCGTTAGGTGCTAAATTAAAAAAAGTCACAACATCGATGTCATTTGGCGGGCGTTTTTCAATGAGTTCAACATCTTCAATGAAGCTGCCATCGATCCATTGAAAACCATCAGTTAAACCAGTTTTATTAATTTCATTACGAAATTTTATGAAACCGAGTAAGATCGCGATCCTTTGCGGACTCGTAGCGTACCGTTCTACGATTTTTAATATATTTGTCTTATATGGGGAGCGATAAGCGCTGGTTGGATGCTCCATATCCATCGGTGGGATTACACCAATTTCATTCCAGTTAGGAATTTCCTGAATCACCATGCTGCGGCCTTAAATTTCTTATTGGTTGTAAGAAAAAATGTCATTACTTTCTAAAGAGCCATTGATTTACTTATTGCTTTATCAATATGACTTCTCTCATTAGCCTAATCAGAGCCATCCACTGAAAGCTTCAGCAGCGATTCCATAAACTTATTGCTTGCCTCATTCCCCTTGCGACCGGATTCGACCCTTCATGTACTTCTCATACATCTCATCCAGCTCTTTCAAGCGAATCGCGAAGATGCGGAGCATGTTCTGTTGCTCTTCTTCCGGCAGTTGGCGGTAGAGCTCAAGAAGGCGCTGTTCGTCCGGCTTTAGGCCGTCCTTCTCGCCTACATCTTCACCGAGTAGCCAGGCGACGGAAATGCCAACAGCATCGGCTATGGCCAGTGCCGATTTTTTACTGATCACACCTTTTTTGAACCAGCCATTTACCGCCTGAGGGGTGACTCCAGCTATGCGTGCCATGTCTGCTTTGGTAAGGCCGCGATCAGTGATCTCGGTGAGGCGTTCTACCAGAACGAGGTTGGGTTCTTCTTTTCTCATATCGACATTGTAAATATTTGGTTTACACACGCAATAAATCCAAAGTTTGCATGAAATGTAAATCTGTGGTTTACTCTTGCTGTTAATAAGCAGGAGAAGCACATGTCCGCACTCGATAAAGCAATCAAAGCCGCTGGCTCAGCCAGAAAGCTCAGCCTGGCACTTGGTGTGACAAGTATGTCTGTGAGTCATTGGAAAAATCGTGACCATGGGGTCGTCCCACCAAACTACATCTTTCCCATTTTCAAAATGACCGGCGTAACTCCCCACGAACTGCGCCCAGATCTCTACCCAAACCCAACCGACGGTTTACCAAAGTAGGAGTGCCAGCAATGCAAATACGAACTTTTAAACATGATAGCAGCCCGTCTCCTGGGTCGGTGATATCGAAATATCAAGAGCTTCCGCGAAAATCATGCAAACTCTCGAACATCCGGGAGGCTGTAAAAGCCTGGAACAAGGCAACGCCCGGTGATGCACAAAACTACATCTCGCAGCTGGTCGCGAAGGAGTGGATAGCGCGTGGCGGGCGCGGCCTGTTGCTGGCCGGTTCTGTGCACGGCACCAAGGTTAACTTCTTCCGGATGATTAACACGCCCGGGCCGAAGTACGACAAATACCTCGAAACCCTTATCCCGGTAATCGTAGACGTTATGGCTCGCGATAACGAGAAGGTGGCGCGTGAGTTCGGATTGGTTGAAAAAACCGGGGCTGAGAATTTAGCCAGCTGCATCAAGGAGTGTGGCGAGCTTCATCAGGTAAGGGCACTTGGCGCGCCGGTGAACGTCATCGTGAAGGAAGGGCGCGAGGCGGTCGAGTCGATCATGAATCTGATACCGAAGGAATCCTGGGGTCAGGTATTGGGAGGTTTTATCACCGTAGTTCAGGGAGTTCTGTAATGACAGGTATCCAAAAGACGAAAGCCGCGGTGCTCGAACACCAACGGCTTTCTGGTGCAAATACGGGACGTAAATGCGAGGTCATTATGGCAAATGCATGTACAAAACACCAGGCGAAAGGGGCATAGCAATGTCGAATGTCGCCTACGCCAATTTCGCGGCGCATTCCGCCGCCAGGAGCAACCGGATGGAAAACCAGAAGACCGGATTCATCCCGTTGTACCGGAGTGTTCTCAAACAACCCTGGTCTAAAGATGTTTTCCTGCGAACGCTGTGGGACAACCTTCTGCTGAACGCCGCCCGACAGCCGTACACAGCGAGTTTTAAGGGGCGTCAATGGCCACTGCAAACCGGACAACTGGTGACCACCTCAGCCGATCTGGGGCTGAATCTGTGCGACCGTAACGGAGAGCCAGCGAGCCGCCATGCGGTGGATCGGATGCTCTCATTTTTTGAGAAAGAAGGCATGATTTCCACCGCCGGTGAACGTCGGAAAGGCACTGTGATAACCATCACAAATTATGCACTGTACGCTCAAAAAATAGACAATTTGCCCGCGCATAAAGCCGAGCATAACGGCGAGCATTACCCCGAGCATAACAAACCCAGTAATGGCGCGGGTCTGGAAGGTGATGCCGCGCATAACCCCGCGCAAATAGCCGCGCTTAAACCCGCGCATCATGAACAACAAGGTAATAACAACAATAAAAACATTAAAAGATCTTCGTCTGAGAATTCTGGCGAATCCTCCGACACCCGTCTGAAAAAGTTTTTATCAGCACATCCTGAAGCAGCGATTTACACCCCCAACGCTGCCAAGTGGGGAAACTCTGAAGACCTTCGCTGCGCGGAATGGCTTTTCTCTGTAGTTCAGAGCATCGCTCCTTCTGCCAGAAAACCAAACTATGCCGCCTGGGCTAATGACGTTCGCCTGATGCGTGAGCGTGACCTGCGCACCCATCGCGAAATCGCGCAGCTTTTCCAGTGGGCATGTAGCGACAGCTTCTGGAAGGGCAATGTGCTTTGCCCGGCAACACTGCGGGAGAAATGGCTTCAGCTCGATATCAAGCGCTCGAAGATGCGGACCGGAGAGTCTGTCATCAGACCAAAAATCGATTTCAACAACACAGACTGGATTGAAGGGGTATTCGATGAAAACCTTCGCTGAAAGCATGCAGAACTACGATCGCGAGAACTTCCGCCGTGTAGCGCAAGGAATGCCCGAAGTGCAGGACGCAAGGCACCAGGTTCAACAGGCCGAGCAGGTGGCCGTGATTTTCAACTCTCTGTTCGCCCAGCTGCGCGCCGCGTTCCCGGCAGCAGTAGCCACCATCCGTACCCAGGACGAGTTCGATGAAATCCGTCGCCAGTGGCTGCTGGCGCTGGGCGAAGCCGGTATCGTCAACATGGCGCAGGTGGATGCCGGAATGCGCGTTGCCCGCCGCCAGGAGAAGCCGTTCCTGCCGTCGCCCGGTCAGTTCGTAGCATGGTGCCGCGCCGAGGAAAGCGCCGCTGTGGGTCTGCCTGACCAGAACGAGCTGGTAAAGCTGGTTTACGAATACTGCCGCAACCGCAGCCGTTACAGCGATGCCGAGTCGTATCCGTGGCCTGACAACGACATCACCCCACGCACCGTGAAATACCGCGCCAGCTACTGGCTGGTCACAACCCTGTACCAGCTGATGCGCTCATACGGGCTCACTGACATGGAACTTAACCGCAAGGCTGGCGAGGAGCTGGCGAAAATGGTGAAACGCATTCGCGCTGGTGAAGTGATTCCTGAGCCGGTTGCGCGCCTGCCTGTGCTGGGGAGCAAGCCTGTTACCCGTGAGCAGGGAATGGCGAAAATTCAGGAAATCCGGGCGAAATTTGGGCTTAAAGGCGGGAGGGTTTAATCATGCGCAGCAAAGATCAGATTGCAATAATCACCTTTCTCGAACAGGAGAAAACCGCCACGCCACGTCGGCTGGAACGAAAGCTCGGTTGGACCAACAAACACACCCACGCAATTCTGGGGCGGCTGGTTCGTCTTGGCATCGTGAAAAATATTGGTAAGCCAGCGCACCCTGAATACCGACTTGTTCAACGCTGGCAGGCAAAAATTAGCTCACCCAGGGCTAAGAAATCTAAACCTGCAGCGCCGTCCGTAGCGTCAGTATGCCGCCAGAACTGGCAGGGCTATAAGATTCATAAACTTTTCGGGAGTGCCCGCGCATGAAAGACATGAGCAATGAGCAGTTAATCCGCGCCGCATATGTGGTTGCAAAACTTGAAAGCGCGCAGACGGCGCAGCTGCTGACCGAGCTGGCGGGGCGACTGGACGGCGCACTTGCAGCGGCTCGAACTGCCTGCATGGAGCGTGACGCTTCTGTCAGAGCCGAAATCGAGTGGGAAAAAGCCATGATGCAGGCTGTTGGTGAAGACGGGGTTGGTGATGTAGTTCTGGCGATTGAAAAGCTGATAGCCGGGCGGGATGCTCTGGCGGTTGAGAATGGCGAAATGAAGGGGGAGCCGGTGGCGAAGGTCCTCTCAAGTCGAGCGGGAAACGACACGTCGACGATTGATAAAGCTCTGCCAGCGGGAACTGCGTTATACACCGTGCCGCCAGCGCCGGCGGAGGCTACCACTGATGAAGTTGACGAGGAGATTGAGAACGAGCTGGAGGCCTGGAATGACTGAGCACGTAATCCTCGACATGTGCTGCGGCTCACGTATGTTCTGGCTCGACAAAACCGACCCGCGCGCCGTCTTTTGCGATATTCGCGCTGAGGAGCACGTTCTTTGCGATGAGCGCCGCCTGGTAATTAGCCCGGATGTTATCGCTGATTTCCGCGCGCTGCCGTTCGCCGACGCTACGTTTCCGGTGGTGGTGTTCGATCCGCCGCATCTTGAACGTGTTGGCCCCAATGGCTGGCAGGGTAAAAAGTACGGAAAATTGAACCGGGAAACCTGGCGAGATGATTTGCGTATTGGGTTTGCTGAGGCGTTTCGCGTCCTGAGGCCTCACGGCGTTTTAATTTTTAAATGGAGTGAGGTGCAGATCCCCGTTAGCCAGATACTGGACCTTACCGATGAAAAACCAGCAGTGTGGCAACGTACCGGGAAAAATGACAAAACGCACTGGATTAGTTTTGTTAAGAATGGAGTATCTGAGCGAGCAGAGCATGATCACCTGATGCAATACGCAACCAACCGTATCGTTGAGCTGGAAAACCTGCTGCTGGTGGAAGTGCCGGAAACAGTATGGCCCGCTGAAGTAGGCATGGTCTATTCACAGGTAGAAATCGCCGGGGATCTGCCGGCGCACCACCAGCGTCGCCTGAAGCACCACATCAACCGCATGTGGCTGGAAAAAATGCCGGTACCGGCGATAGTCACTGCGGCCCGTTCGCTGGCTGCTGCCATGGAGAAATACGCGTGAGAGAAATCATCGTTGATAATTTTGCCGGTGGCGGCGGGGCGTCTACCGGTATTGAGCTGGCGATTGGTCGCAGCGTGGATATTGCCATCAACCACGACGAGAACGCCGTCGCGATGCATACAACCAACCACCCGGATACATTGCACTACTGCGAATCGGTATTTGATGTTAACCCGGTGGCGGCGACTGCAGGTCGTCCGGTGGGGCTGGCATGGTTCTCACCGGACTGCCGCCACTTCTCGAAGGCCAAAGGCTCAAAGCCGGTAGAGAAAGAGATTCGAGGCTTGGCGTGGATCGTCATCCGCTGGGCGCTGGCAGTGCGCCCGCGCGTGATGATGCTGGAGAACGTGGAGGAGTTCAAAACGTGGGGGCCTCTGCTGGCGGCGGAGATGCGTCCTGATCCGGCTCGCTCCGGCGAAACCTTTGAGGCGTTCTGCGGGATGCTGTCCGGCGGGATACCTGCCGGGCATCCGGCGCTGGCGGAGTGCTGCGAGTTTTTGGGTATTACTGCCGATGGTGAGCTGGCGCGGCAGCTGGTAACCGGGCTCGGTTACGCCGTCGATTATCGGGAGCTGCGCGCCTGCGACTTTGGCGCGCCGACCATCCGGAAGCGGTTCTTCATGGTAATGCGCTGCGACGGCGTGCCGGTGAGCTGGCCTGAGCCGACACATGGGGACCCGAAATCACCAGCAGTGCAGAGCGGGAAGCTGAAAGCCTGGCGTACCGCGGCGGAATGTATCGACTGGTCAATCCCGGCTCCGTCGATTTTTGACCGCAAAAAGGCACTGGCAGAAAACACCCTCAAACGCATAGCGCGCGGCATTCAGCGCTTTGTGCTGGAAAGCGCTTCGCCGTTTATCGTGAAGTGCAACCATACCAGCAACCAGACGAAATACGACTGCTTCCGGGGGCAGTCGCTGGCGGAGCCGCTGCAGACAATCACCAAAACGCACGGCTATGCGATCGCGGTACCCCATCTGACGAAATTCCGTACCGGCGCAACGGGGCAGACAGTTACAGATCCGGTACCAACCGTAACCGCAGGCACGTCGGCGCGCCCGGGCGGCAATGGTCACGCACTTGGGCTGGTTGAAGCGGAGCTCGCGCCGTTTGTCGCACGCCAGTTCGGTGCCAGCGTCGGCCACCGCGCGGACGAGCCGAGTGCTACGGTTACGGCAGGCGGCGGCGGGAAGTCGCAGCTGGTGACGCCAACCCTAATCCAGATGGGGTATGGCGAGCGCCCCGGCCAGGCACCTCGCGTACTGCAGATGAATAACCCGCTGGGCACTGTCACGGCTGGCGGCAATAAATTCGCAACGGTGAGCGCATTCCTCGCGAAGCACTACGGCGGGAACTACTCCGGCCCGGGCGTCAGCCTGGACGAACCTGCACATTCGGTCACCACCGTCGATCACCATGCTGTCGTCGCCGCGCACCTGATGGTTAATAACACTGGGCACCCTGGCGGTGCTGCTGATCAACCTGCGCATACTGTCACAACGGGTAATCACCACGCTGCGGTCATGTCGCACCTGGTAATGCTGCGCGGCACCTGCCGGGATGGCCGGGTGGTTGATGCGCCAGCGCCGGGGTTAACCGCGGGCGGCCTGCATGTCGGTAACGTTGAGACCAGCCTGGCGACAGAGGGCTACGACGAGCAGCGCGCAGCCCAGGCGCTGGCGTTCCTGCGGGAGTATTGCGGCAAAGACAGCGACGGACTGGTAACCGTGGATGGCATCGTTTACCGCATCGTCGATATTGGCATGCGCATGCTGCAACCCCGCGAGCTGTACGCCGCCCAGGGCTTCCCGGAGTGGTACATCATTGACCGGGACTATCGCGGCGTGAAGTATGCCAAAGATAAACAGGTTGCTAGATGCGGCAATGCGGTACCGCCGCCGTTCGCCGAGGCGCTGGTAAGGGCGAACTTGCCGGAGTTGTGTGGTTTCAAAGTTGAGGCAGCATAACTAAATCGGATGCAACTGGACTTTAAAACCCTCCCGGGTAGGAACATCGGGAGGGTGCAAACAAACCTGAAATTATTCCGGCTTGCTATCGCTGCGATGGCTGTTTCTTCCCCCTTTTTTACCTGCTTCAGATGCGCGTTGCGGGTCATTTTTGAAATTACCGCCGCTTACCTGGCCTCCTTTACGACCCGCTTCCGATGCTCTTTCCCGATTTTCCGCGAAGTTTCCAGAACCACCACGCCGCTGGGTCATAATCACCTCACCGTAAAAATTTATATGGACAGGGACAGAAATTGCATACCTGTTTTGATACGCAATTAATGAATTATAGAAGCGAACCTCCAAAGGGCCTTTGATGCTAAAGCATTATATATGTCCTTAGAATTCCTGTGATTCGCAGGCTTTTTAATCAACGAGTTACAGTCATTTAACTTTTCAAACTTGTGTCGCAATTTGTGCGCTTATCAAGTTGATCATTCTTCCGTATGGGTGTACTGTTTATTTATACAGTATTTTTATGAGAGGGATGATCATGAAGGTTGAAGTCACTATCGAACGTACAAAAAAACTACCTGATGGCGCGATCCCGGCGCTGGAAAACGAACTCTTAAAACGATTAAACAAACGCTTCGAGGGTTGCAAGCTTACTGTGCGCCGGGCACCTAATGACGGGCTTAGCGTTATTGGTGGCGATAAAGATGAAGTGGCTAATATTCTGCAGGAAACCTGGGAAAGTGCTGACGAGTGGTTCAACTGATTGAGTACTGAACTATATCCTGAGGCTGAACAGGGGGATGCTGTGCAAGAGTGTGTTTCAAAATCATCTGAGCCTGACTGGTATGACATTATCAGGCGTTCAGATGGCAAGGTTATTGGTTCTATGCCGTTCGAAAGCCGATGTCTCGTTTACACCAGAAATGGGCTTGTGTCATGCCGCCCGTTGCTGGAGGATGAAGGGGTCTTCAATCTGTCGTCCGGAACCCGTTTTCTTCGCCGCCTCGGCTACCACGTCAATCAACCCTCTGATATTATGATATCAACGGACTGAACACCCGTTGACCTGATGCGCCACGGAGAACACCATGGCGCAGTTACAACTCATCAAGCAGTCCTCAGGAATCCTGATCCCCGCCACGCCGGAGACCAGCGATTTTCTACATTCAAAATGTAAGCTCGGTGCGGTACTTGAAGCTGAGTTCAAACAGGTCCGTAACCCGGCCTTTCACCGTCGTTTCTTTGCTCTGCTGAATCTCGGCTTCGAATACTGGGAGCCAACCGGCGGCGCGATATCTTCCAACGAACGCAGGCTGGTTAACGGTTACGCCAGATACCTTGCCGCCTTTGGCGGGAACGAAAGCGCGCTGATGGATGCCGCTGAGCAATATCTGGAACAGGTGGCCAGCCGCCGCATTACCAATGGCATCAGCCTGTGCAAATCCTTCGATGCCTATCGTGCCTGGGTCACCATCGAGTCAGGTCATTTCGACACTATCCAGTTGCCTGACGGCACACTCCGGAAACATCCTCGCAGCATCGCCTTCGCAAATATGGACGAGACCGAGTTTCAGCAGCTCTACAGGGCCGCGTTAGATGTGCTGTGGCGCTGGATATTGTCCAGGGCATTCAGGGACCAGCGCGAGGCTGAGAACGCCGCCGCGCAGCTGATGAATTTTGCGGGGTGAATATGGCTAAAAAACCTCGTCGAAAATGTATCCACTGCAGGGAGTGGTTTCACCCGATACGGAACGAGCAGGTCGTTTGCTCATTCGAATGCGCCAGCGCTGTAGGCAAAGTGCAGACCGCAAAGAACCAGGCCGACGCTATGCGTGCTGAGAAGAAGCGCCAGCGCGAAGAGGAGAAAGAGCAGCGGGCACGCCAGGCGGAACGGCGACAGGCAGTTAAGCCGCTCAGTTATTTCATCAAACAGGCCCAGCAGGCTTTTAACGAGTTCATCCGGTACCGGGATCGTCACATGCCGTGCATCAGCTGCGGCCGCTACCATGACGGGCAATATCACGCCGGGCATTACCGTACGACCGGTGCCAATCCGGAGCTGCGCTTCAATGAGGACAATTGCCATCGCCAGTGTGCCCCATGCAATAACCACCTCTCCGGCAACCTGACGGCCTACCGTCCGGCGCTAATCGCCAAAATCGGACAGGCCCGCTTTGATGCCCTGATGGGCCCGCACGAATTACGGAAATGGAAACGCGACGACTACATCCGGATCCGCGATGAATACCGCTCAAAGCTCAGACAACTCAAACAGCAGGAGGCCGCATGACTACCGAAAATTATTACCAGATTGGCTGGGCCGCCCTGTTGGCGCTCGTGTACGTACGGGACTGGTTCGAAACGAGAGGGGGAAAGTGGTGAACAGAGAAAACTACAAAATGGACGTTATCCGCCTCCGCTGGCAACGTCTGCGAATTTACCGCTTTCGCGGATCGGTTGTAACGGATTACCGCATATTAAGAAATTACATTAAGACAGCAATGAGGGTTGCCGGATGAATCTGGAGTCATTACCGAAGTACTTTGCGCCGAAATCAATGGTTCCCGGCACCGTTTCATGTGGGACGAGCGGTGACGCATTATCAATAACCGATGTAATGGCAGCGCTGGGTCTGGCGAATTCAAAAGCATCTGTCGGTATCGAGCTGTATCTGGCTAAAGCCGGGGTGCTGGCACCGGATAACATAATTGCGTTCTTAACCCGGCTGGCAGAACGGCGTGCCAGCCGTAACCAGTCGATTCAGAAAATGACTGTAGCCGCGAGAGAAGATTTCCTGCGTATTCTTGCCGGTTTCGTATTCCGCGATTATTCACTGAGCGCGGCAAGCCTGGTGACGTGCCAGAGTTGCGCAGGGGCGGGCTTTATTGATGCAGAAGTCTTTACCAACAAGGTTACCTGGCCTGACGGCAAACCGCCGAAGTGGGTCAGTACCACAAAAGGGATTTCTCCCTCCGACTGGGAAGTATGGAAATCAGTACGCGAGCAGGTGCGGGTGATTTGCCAGCCCTGCAACGGGAAAGGGAAGGTGAAGAACGAATGCCGTTGCCGTGGGCGCGGAGAAGTACTCGATAAAAAGAAATCGCAATTACAAGGTGTGCCGGTTTACAAACAGTGCCCCAGATGCAAAGGGCGCGGATTCCCCCGACTGAAAGATACCGAGGTGTTTAAGGCGCTCGGTGTTACTGAAACCACCTGGCGGCGAAACTACAAATTGCTGTTCGATCGCCTTGTTGAACAGTGCCACATAGAGGAGTCACAGGCTCAGACAGCATTAAGCAGGGTGACGCATTAAGAAGCTGTTGCAAACGTGGCGGAATTTGGCTAATCTCGCTTCAACGATGGGATATTACGCCCATGACGTTTACAAGATTAAGAACCTCGCTACGGCGGGGTTTTTTTGTTTACAGCATACCGTCAGCATATGTACCTTTATATACAAAATTTAACATTTGGGGTAAGTATGAAAATTCACGGTTGTTGTTTGCAATGTATTATGGAATCTGGGTCTCCCGATTTGGATTTTTTCACTATACCTTATTTCGAAGATCGTATTGGTTACGTTAAATGTTCGCGTGGACATACCACTCAATTACTTTTACAAAGTCAAAAGTTTGAAGTGCTAATGGAGTCAGGTGCGATAGCGCTACTTAATGATTTCTCCTTAGAAGCATGTGCAACATTTTACTCGGCTCTGGAACGCTGTTACGAATTTGCTATACGTGTATTTATGATTAACCGTGGGATGGCTGCTGAGGCATTTAACCTATTGTTTAAACAAATGTCGAATCAGTCAGAAAGACAGCTGGGAGCATTTTTGACGCTTTATCTCACAGAGACTGGAGAGATGTTTAAACATGACAATGATCTTGCAAAGTTCCGAAATAAAGTAATTCATAAAGGTTGGATTCCTACATGTGAAGAGGCTTTTGAGTTTTGCTCAAAAATCCATGCGATTATTTTACAAATCACAGATATGCTTCGATTAAATTTTTCAGATGCTGTTCAAGAGGTTGTTTGGTGTGATTTAGTTGAAAGAGAAAATAAACTCCAGCCAGACATACCTTATGCCACTAGCTCCGGAACAACTTTTTTTAATTTGGCTTTTTCTGAAAATAAAACCTCGTTTAATGAGGCTCTTGAACACTTATCAAAATCAACGCAGTTTCGAAAAGCTGAAAAGTAAAATTTATAAAACTTAAATAGATGAACAAAAGGCCCACTCCGACGGGCCTTTTTATTTCCCCTCATTCCTGAGAGGACTCACCACTAACGAGGGGGCGTAATGTCCGAACCTTTTTCCGGTACCGCAGCCGCAGGTAGCGCGCTGACCGGCGCCAGCATTTATGGACTGCTTACCGGCACTGATTACGGCGTTGTGTTCGGCGCGTTTGCCGGGGCCGTGTTCTACGTGGCCACCGCTGCCGACCTGACGATTTTCCGCCGTTCTGCGTATTTCGTTGTGTCGTATTTTGCTGGCGTGTATGGCTCCGGGCTGGTGGGTTCGTGGCTGGCGAGCATAACCGGCTATGCCGATAAACCGCTGGACGCGCTCGGCGCGGTAATGCTGTCTGCCGTGGCAATCAAGACACTGACATTTTTCAGTGAACAGGACCCGCTAAAGCTGCTGGCACGCTGGAGAGGGGGAGCTAATGGTAATTAACGATCCGCTGGTGCTGACAAACGTGGTGGCCTGTGCCGCCATTGTTCTGCGCCTGATGATGTTCCGTAAGCCTGGCGGGAAACACAATCCATGGGCGTCATGGCTGGCCTACCTGATAATTCTGGCGTATGCGTCGGTGCCGTTCCGGTACCTGTTTGACTCCTACCTGCATACCCACTGGGCAACCGTGACAATCAACCTGATTATCTGCGCCGCCGTGTTCAGGGCACGGGGTAATGTGGCGCGGCTCTTCTATGTCCTGAGGTCTGAATGAAGCAATCACAATTTCAGCTGGCGGCTGGTATAAGCGCCGGATTATCTGCGCGCTGGTTTCCGCACATCGATGCGGCCATGAAAGAATTCGGCATCACCGCGCCAGCAGACCAGGCGATGTTTATCGCCCAGACGGGGCATGAGTCCGTGAGTTTTTCCCGGCTGGTGGAAAGCATGAATTACAGCGTGGCAGGCCTGGCGAATTTCGTCCGCGCCGGGCGGCTCACACAGGACCAGGCAAACGCGCTGGGCCGTCGCTCGTATGAAAAGGTGCTGCCACTGGAACGGCAGCGCGCCATCGCCAATCTTGTGTACAGCAAACGCCTGGGCAACAAAGCCCCGGGTGATGGCTGGAAGTATCGCGGTCGCGGCCTGATTCAGATCACCGGGCAGGCAAATTACACCAAATGCGGTACCGCGCTAAAACTCGATCTGGTTACCAGCCCGGAACTGCTTGAGCAGGACCGCAACGCGGCGCGTTCGGCGGCATGGTTCTACTCAACCAGCGGTTGTTTGCTTTACTCCGGCGACCTGGCCCGCGTCACGCAAATCATTAACGGCGGACAAAACGGGCTTGAAGACCGTCGACAGCGTTACAACCGGGCGCGGAGTGCGCTGGTATGAAGCTGCGATTTGTACTTCTGGTGCTGGTGGTCGCAATCTCCGCCACCGCGCTGATTTCATGGCGTTCTGGATGGAATGCCCACGCCGACCATATCAACGCACTGGCGGCGGACAAAAAGCAAAAGGCCGAGAGAGCCATCCAGCCGGTAGAGAATAAAGCCGCTACGGCTACCGCCGAAGGGAAGGTTATCTACAAAACAATAACCCGCGACGTGGTGAAATATGTTCAGTCTCCAGACCGTACCAGGTGTGATTTTGATAATGAGTCTGTGCGGCTGCGCCAGCGTGCCATCGACGCTGCCAACTCCATCAGCGGATTTGATGCAGGAACCGTGCAGGGCAAGTAATGCTGGTGCAGACAGCGACGCAGACCTGCAGGCGGATATCGAAACGGCAGAATGCCTGCGCCAGCTGCGACTCGACAAGTACCGCTGGCAGGCCTGGTATAACGCGTTGCTTTAAAACAGTACGCCGGGCAGCTATTGCCACCCGGCTTATGGTTACTCAGTCAGCTCCTTTTCATTTAGCTGTTCAAAGTAAAAGTCATAACGCTTCAGAAACCACATCCTGCAGTCTTCATCCATATTACCGGTTATAGCATTAGTACACAGATGTCGACCATGGAAACGCATCCGGGCAAAGCTGTAGGCAAGAAAATCTAAATCCCGGGAAGATACAACACACTTTTTACTCACTACCTGCATACATTCCTCCTCTGTTGGACAATCCAAAAAGGGAAGATGTGTTGTTGAAAGTATGGCTCAGAAACCAGTAGTCGGGAATGATTTCATCCCTGAAAGGCAGAAATCGTTGCTCCTGCTCAAACGGATGTTTTGCAGGATTATTTGTGATGGCTGGAAGTGAAAAAAAGCCCTCATCAAGAGGGCTAGAGGGATTGTCTGGCGCGTGCGTATCGCACTTTTTATTGTTTCAATAATAGGACCAAATGGTAGGACTGGTTCCTGGTGCGGCAGGAAGGCTGAGTATGGACGGATTAATAATGTTAACAAGCGTAAGCGGTGACTTTTGACGAAATATCACGCTTGAGCGATATTTACGTTTGTGGATTTACTCGGTCAAAAAAAAGCCCCCGGGTAGGAGGGCGAGTCGGAGTAAAGCTGACAGTACTTCGTACTCTTATTCTTTTCTCAATGGCAAGGATCTTACGTTGGTTCTTCAGTTCCTGTCGTGGCAGGAAACCTGATTATGATTGTTAAGCTTTCGTTAACAAGCGTAAGCGGGGGTATTGGGACTAATCTTAGATGGGCCGGTCCGTTGAATAACGAAAAATAACCCCCGTGGGAAGGAAATCCAAATTCTTCTGAGGGCATGCAAATGCATTTTCGTTACCTGTTAACTTTAGCAATGTACCGCTAACCGGATATGGGATGTATCCCATAAGCGAAGCCGTAATAAATTTCACTTATTTTATATATGCTTATAGATGATTACTCCCCTTTCTGCAGATAGGGTTCACTGATTGTCTACACTTAAGACTTCCTAACCAGAAAGGAGGTTTGTATGACCGATCGCCCAGTCGAAGGGGACCATCCTGATTACAGCCCTGTTCCTGATAACGTCAAAAACGACCAGCCAGGGCAAGCCGGTAGAGACCAGAAAGAGGATACTGGCTCAGCACCGGAATCTGGTGATAAACAGCCATAATAAAAGTTAACCGCCTACGGGCGGTTTTTATTGCCATCACGCTGGACATGACAGCAGGTGTTCACTGAGTGCCTGTTATAATGACGTTAAAGGATATCTACAAACGAGAAGCTTTATGCGTGACGTTATGCTCTTTGGTGAGGGCTGGAACGGTGAAGTAGAGAAAGTGGCAGACGGGGTGCATCGTTTTTACTATACCCCCGAAGAAAACGATCAGCGCTTTCGCAAAGCCGCTTTCTCTATTTTTGAGTACCGATCATTCAACGGTAAAAATTACTGGATTGGATTTCCGGTTATCGAACCGTCTCTTTCAGATATCGAGTGGGCCATTATGAAATATCAGCCTGCGCCCGTTTCGTAGTTCACGTATTACTAAATGATTAATTCCCTGGCCTCGCTTACGCGGGGCTTTTTATTGCGTAACAGACACCGGAGCTAAACATGGCAATTTGCACCCTGACAGTTGAAGTAAAATGCAGATGGTGGTTGCCGGTCTATATCAAAACTTTGATGCTTTTCTGTCTAATGACCCACCGCGAACCGGATTACGAAAAGGTATCCGCATTCATCGCAAAGCATGGCATCAGCCAAAAGCTAAAGGTTGAATCAGCAGAGGAACCGGCGAATTAATCCATGACGAATAATGACAAGCTCAGGCCATTTCCTCCCGCCCTTTTTATCGATAACCCGGACTTTAAACCTTACATTCGCCTTGTCCCGGCGGATGGTGTCCTCGAGTGGATACATGCCGAGATACTGAGTGAAGAAGGAACCCTGCATAACCCCGACCATTTCCATTTGCTGGAAGCTGACATCGTATTCATGTGGGCGTCGAATGCGTTCGCGAAGAATGGGCGAACGGTGCTTGGCCAGTGCGAAGAGGTAATGATGCGCGCTGGTGGCTGGCAAAAAGCCAGAGTGGAACAGCAAATGTATGAATGGTTCGGACGCATCCCGGAGTTCATCATCACCCTGGCCGCTGATTACTGTGCCCAATGTTCCGACCTGGAGTTCTGCGCGCTGGTGGAACATGAGCTTTACCACATTGCACAGGAAACCGATGAATTCGGTGCGCCGAAATTCTACCGGGATAGTGGATTACCCAAACTGAAGCTACGTGGCCACGATGTGGAAGAGTTCGTGGGCGTCGTTCGCCGCTATGGAGCCAGTCACGATGTGCAACAGCTGGTGGACGCAGCGAACAGGCCTGCGGAAGTGGCTCACCTTGATATCGCCAGAGTGTGCGGGACGTGCATGCTGAAACTGGCTTGATTACCTGGACTGACCTGGACGAATGGTGAATTATGGCGGCTCTAAAAAATGATGTGAAAGCCTACATAGTTCAGGCGCTTGCGTGCTTCGATACCCCCTCTCAGGTTGTCGAGTCTGTCCAGGCTGAATTTCAGGTGAAGATTACCCGCCAGCAGGTCGAATCCTACGACCCCACGAAAGCCAGTGGCAAGGCGTTAGCTGTCCGGTGGGTGGAAATGTTCAACACTACCCGCACTCGCTTCCAGAACGAAATTGCCGACATCCCGATCGCTAACAAAGCCTATCGGCTACGTGCGCTTGACCGAATGATGACGAAGGCTGAGACAATGCGGAATATGGCACTGGCAGCGTCACTGATTGAGCAGGCCGCCAAAGAGTGTGGTGATACTTACACCAACAAACATAAATTCGAGCATTCCGGGCCGAACGGTGGCGCTATCCAGACGCTCACCATGAGCAAAGAGGAATACAAATCCGCAAGGCAGGAGATGATGGAGGATGACGACTGCTGAGCAAAAGGCATTTGCCCGTAAGGTCGAATGCGAAGAGGATGGGTTGTACTACGCGCGTTATTTCTTCAAACAGCGCACCGGCGGCAAGATGATTGTCGCACCGCATCACAAAATTATTCAGCAGACGCTGAACCGCGTTATAGATGGTGAGATAAAGCGCCTGGTCATTAACGTTCCGCCTGGTTACACCAAAACAGAACTGGCAACCATTAACATGATGGGCCGGGGGCTGGCGCTGAACCGGCGCGCCCGTTTTATGCATCTATCGTACTCCCACCAGCTGGCGCTACTGAGCTCATCGACTGCACGCGGCATGGTCAAATCGCAGGCCTATCAGTCAATGTGGCCGATGGCGTTGCGTGACGATGCGGACAGTAAGGCGATGTGGTGGAACGAATATGGTGGCGGGGTTTACGCGTCGTCAGCTGCCGGGCAGGTTACCGGCTTTCGTGCCGGACACATGGAGCCAGGCTGGCAGGGCGCGCTGATTATCGATGACCCGGTAAAACCAGATGATGCCTACAGCGAGACTGTTCGAGATGGCGTGAATAACCGCTTTAACGAAACCATCAAATCACGCCTGGCCGTCGAAACAACGCCGATGATTGTGATTATGCAGCGTATCCACTATCACGACCTCAGTGGATACCTCCTGCGCGGTGGCTCCGGTGAAATGTGGCATCACCTGAATCTGCCGGTGATTATCGATAACAGCCAGGCGTATTCGGCGCAATACCCGGAGCACTCTCACGCCATACCGATTGATCATGGTCTGCCTGATGGCTGGCTCTGGCCGTTCAAGCACAACGAGTCTCACCGCGTATCACTGTTCTCTCACCGCCGAACTGCCGAGGCTCAGTACATGCAGAAGCCCCGCAAATTTAACGCGGAGGGCGCACTGTGGACTGAGGCGATGATTAGTGCCGCGCGCGACCTGCAGATCCGCTTTGATAAGGTTCGTACGGTTATTGCGATTGACCCGCAGGCCACGAACAGCGATGAAAGCGATGAAACCGGGATTGTGGCCGCCAGCGCATACGGTGCTGGTGATAAAAAACAGTTCTCTGTGGATGGCGATTACAGTGCCAAATACTCACCAGCTGGCTGGGCTAAAAAGGCTATGTGGGCCTATGAGGAACATGGCGCTGATGCCATCGTTATCGAAACGAACCAGGGCGGCGATATGGCGGAGGAAACACTGCGTAACGCCGGGTTCAAAGGCCGCATTATTCGTGTTCATGCTAACAAAGGAAAGTTCGCACGCGCCGAACCGATTTCCGCGCTCTACGAACAGGGGCGCGTAGCTCATCACGGCAATCTCTATCTTCTCGAAAACCAGTTGATGGAGTATGTGCCAGCTACTGCCAAAAAGTCGCCTGACCGACTGGATGCCGCTGTGTATGCGCTGACCGAACTTGGCGGGGCGCAGGCAATTGGCATGATGATCCCGAAACGCCTCAGATAATTTACGGACCCTGCATGAATAAAAATCTTCAACCGGCCGTCAACCATGCGTTGAACGATGCCAGGCTTGCGCGCGCCCGTATGATGGCCGCTAACCCAACCATGGGACTGGATTCAAAGCGCAATTCAGCGTGGTGCGAGTACGGATTCAAGGACGACATTACCTTCGATGATCTCTACAGCCTGTATCGGCGCGGCGGTATTGCCCATGGCGCGGTCAAAAAGCTGATCGGCGCGTGCTGGCAAAGCAACCCGGAAATTATCGAAGGTGATAAACAGGACGAAACCCGCAAGGAAACGGCCTGGGAACGCAAGGCTAAGTCCGTATTAACCCATCGATTCTGGCGTTCGTTTGCCGAGGCTGATTTACGTCGGCTGGTTGGGCGTTACTCCGGCATTCTGCTGCATGTACGGGACGGCAAAGACTGGAACCTGCCTGTAACCAGAGGGAGAGGGCTGGAGAAAATTACCGTTGCCTGGGCGGGAACAATTAAGGTTAAGGACTGGGATACAGGTCTTAACTCCCGCACCTACGGCCAGCCGAAAATGTGGCAGTACATCGAGCAACTGGCGAACGGTGCCATCCGGCGCGTGGACGTGCATCCGGATCGCGTGTTTATCCTGGGTGATTATTCTCCCGATGCTATTGGGTTTCTGGAGCCTGCCTATAACGCTTTCGTCAGCCTGGAGAAGGTGGAGGGTGGTTCCGGTGAATCCTTCCTGAAGAACGCAGCCCGCCAGCTGAGCATTAACTTCGACGAAAAAATCGATTTCACCAATCTGGCCTCGCTCTATGACGTGAGCGTTGCAGAACTGCAGGACAAGTTCAATGAAGTCGCTGTGGAGATTAACCGTGGCAACGATGCGCTACTCACCACGCAGGGCGCAGCTGTAACGCCGCTGGTGACATCTGTGGCTGACCCCGGCCCGACCTACGACGTCAACCTCCAGACAGCCGCCGCCGCGCTGGATATCCCGACCAAAATCCTCGTTGGCATGCAGACAGGCGAGCGTGCCAGTACTGAAGACCAGCGTTACTTCAACGCGCGCTGCCAGTCTCGCCGGGGTGATTTGTCATTCGATATTGAAGACCTGTGCGACAAGCTGGTGGATTTGGGCATCCTCGACGCGGTAGGGCAGAAAGCGGTTATCTGGGATGACCTGAACGCCAGCACTGACACCGAGAAGCTGGCAGCAGCCAAGACCATGGCGGAAATTAACAGCGCCTCAATCGCCACTGGCGAACAGCCATTCACCGGTGAAGAAATACGCGTTGCTGCCGGGTATGAGGGCTCGCCTGCACCGCTGGGGGAAGACGATGAAGAAGAGGAAAACGAAACCTCCGATTCTGCCGGGAAACCTTAACGATCCCACTGGTGCAGACCGTCTCGAGCGTGGTGCGATTAACGAATTCGGCAAACGGATAAGACGCATCACAAAAGCATACCAGGACATTCTCGACCGTATTCCCGCATCACCCGCTGTAAACCTTCGCTACGCATTTGATCTGGACACCTCACTGTTATCCATGCTTCTCAGCAACGCCTCGGTGATGGTTGATGAAATCCTCTTTGGTAGCAGCGAGACCGATTTCTGGTTCTGGCGGGATTACGTCAGGCAGGGATATCAGCGCGGTACGGCCCAGGAATTTGCCAGCCTGTCGCAGCAGTCGCCTGTCTATGCCGCCGGGCGTGAAAGTCTCCAGCAGTTATTGCTGAGCGATACCTACCAGCGCCGCCTGCTGCTGGTAAGAGCCCGGGTATTTGAGGAGATGAAAAACCTCAGTGCGCGCATGAAATCGGACATGGCGCGCATTCTGACCGATGGCATGGGACGGGGGCAGAACCCACGGGAAATTGCGAAACGTCTCACCAGCCAGACCGGAATTGAACTCAGCCGGGCTAAGCGTATTTCTCGCACGGAAATACCGACGGCGCTGCGCCGTGCCCGGTGGGATGAAACGGATGATGCCGAAGCACAATACGGCATTACAACACGTCTTTTGCACCTTTCAGCGTTCAGCCCGACAACGCGGCGTAAGCATGCGCTTCGCCACGGACATCTCTACACCACCGAAGAGGTTCGCGACTGGTACAGCGTCGACGGTAACGCGATTAACTGTAAGTGCACGCAGGTTGCTGTGCTTGTTAACGCCAGCGGTCAGCCGCTTAACCCCAATGTTGTTGATATGGCGAAGAAGCGCCTGGAGAAAGCGCAGAAAGCCGGACTCATCGCCAACCACTGCGACTGCGGCCACCACAGAGCCGCGTAACCGCGAGACACCATCATGACCATGCAAGTAAACGTCACTACCCGCGTGAACAGCCAGTCCATCCGCCGGGAAGTTCACAACGGGCGCGATCATCTGATCCTGCCCAGTTACACGCTGCCGGCCAATGTCGTTATGAACGGCGGTCTTTATTCTGCCAGCGAAATCGATGCGCACTATGCGGGCCTCGAGGGGACGCTGGCACCGCTCGGTCATCCTCAGGTAAACGGCCAGTTTGTGTCGGCCTTCTCGCCTGAAGGGCTGAATGTCGGGTTCGTCGGCGCGTGGAACCGCAACGTTAAAAAAGCCGGGAATCGTATCTACCTGGAGAAATGGGTGGATGTGAACAAGGCCAGCGAATCTGAAGGTGGACGGGAACTCCTCGAGCGCGTGGCAGCCATTGAGCGCGGCGAGGATGTGCCGCCAATTCACACCAGTGTGGCGGTGTTTCTTGACCAGCTCGAACCTAATGAAGAACAGAAGGCGCTGGGCGCTGAGTGGGTGGCAAAAATCCACGGCATGGATCACGACGCCATTCTGCTGCATGAAGTCGGCGCTGCCACACCCGAGCAGGGCGTTGGCCTGATGGTGAATGCCGATCTTGCCACGCCACTAAAAGCCAACTCTGGCGCGCTGGTGGGCGAATCCTTCCGGGAACGTGAACAACGCCTCGACCGGGCTGCAAAAGCAAAGTTCGCCCCCGGCGAGAACGAATACGCCTGGGTGGCTGACTTCACCGAGTCGCAGGTGGTGATTATCCGCAATGGCGGTAGCGCGCAGGTTTACGGCTACACCTCTGACGGCGGAAAAATCACCTTTGACGACACCGGAACGCCGGTTGCCCGCCAGGAGTCGTGGGTCACCGTCGTGGCCAACAAAGTTAAATCCCTTTTCACACCGCAGGATAAGCCTGCAACCAACCATCAAACGGAGGGCGACATGCCTTTAACCACTGAAGATACAGAACTGCTTCGCAAAATCGTTGGTGAGGCCATCGCCGCTAATAACGACGCGACCATTAAGCCACTGAGCGAAAGCATTGCAGCAATTCAGACTAACCAGCAGCAGCTCGCTGAGACCCTGACCGCTAACTCCCGTGCCGAAGAAGCAACGAAGCGTGCGGCGGTTGCAAAAGTTCACGGCGAGATCGTTGCGAACGCGCTGTCAGGTGACGCACTGGATGCGATGTTCAAAAACCTGGGCGAAGCCGCACCGCTGGGCACTAACTCCGCACAGGCGCAAACCGAAACCGGCGCACCTGACCCGGCCACTTACTTCAAATAAGGGAAACGCCAATGCCACGTTATCGTCGCGTTAATATCGACGGGGAATCGCTCTACAAGACGGAAACCCGAAAACTCGCAGCGACCCTGAACCCGGGTACGTTTGTTGTCATCAATGCCAGCAATCTTTTTTCGCAGGCCTCTGCACTTGTGGGACGCATGTATGTGCTGGACTGCGCTTATCACGAAGGGCTGGGCATTACCGATCCGATCCCGTCCGGTCATTCGGGTGTGGGTAATTACCTGGAAGAAGGGCGTGAATTCGCTGTTCGTGTCGCTGCAGGTGCCTATAAAAAAGACCAGCCAATTACGGTTGTTGCAGGTCAGGCCGCTGCCGTGCCTACTGCTGCGGGCACCTATCAGGTCATCGGTTACTGCCAGGATGACGTCACCACCACGGCGGTTGACTTCATCCGCATCCGCGCGCGCGCTTCCAGCGTGACCGTTGCTTAAGGAGAGCATCAATGTATTTTTCTGCTGAAACACTGGCGACCAACAGCCGCCTGCGCACGCACTGGAATGAGCTGTGGGCTAACCGTAACATGTGGGATGCCCAGCACCGCGCCATGATGGCGGTAAACCGTAATCTCATGACGCCTGAAATGCTGGCGGCGAATGCCCTGGCTGGTGACGGTCTCGGTCGTGAATTCTGGGCTGAAATCGACCGACAGGTCATCCAGCTGCGCGATCAGGAAATCGGGATGGAAATCGTCAACGATCTGATGGGTGTACAGACGGTATTGCCGATTGGCAAGACTGCCAAGCTGTATAACGTCGTTGGTGACATCGCCGATGATGTCCTGGTTAGTCTGGACGGTCAGCCACCGTTTTCTTTTGACCACACCGAATACGGCAGCGACGGTGACCCGATCCCGGTTTACACCGCAGGTTATGGTGTGAACTGGCGTCTTGCTGCGGGCCTCAATACCGTCGGTATTGACCTGGTGCTGGATTCGCAACTGGCGAAGATGCGCAAGTTCCATAAACGTCGCGTTAAAGGCTATCTCGACGGTAACCCGACCATTCAGGTGCAGAACTATCCGGCCCAGGGCATGCGCAACCATCGTAACACCGCCAAGATTAACCTCGGTTCCGGTGCTGGCGGTGTAAGCATCGACCTGACGACGGCAACGCCAGCGCAGCTTCTGGAGTTCTTCGGGCCAACCGGGGCGTTTGGCATTACCGCCCGCGCTAACAAAGTCACTGCGTACGATGTGCTGTGGCTGAGTGCTGAAATCATGGCGAACCTGTCGAAGCCGTACACCATTGAAGTCGGCACTGGCGGTAATGCGCTTCTCAGCGGCAATGTCCTGGACGCCATCCGTAAATTTATGCCAGTGAAAGATATCCGCCAGACCTATGCACTAACCGGTAATGAATTCCTGGCGTATGAACGTCGTCAGGATGTGATCACGCCGCTGGTAGGGATGGCGGTTGGGGTGGTTCCGTTGCCTCGTCCGATGCCGCAGAGCAACTATAACTTCCAGATCATGTCTGCAGAAGGTTTGCAGATTAAACGGGATGACGATGGCCTGTCTGGTGTTGTCTACGGTGCTGACCTGGACTAAGGAGAATTTATGCCGAAGTTTGAAGTCGTACGTGGCTGGCATGGCGTTAAGGTTGGGGATGTGCTGGTTCTGGATAAAGTTCATCCGGCGCTGGAATCTCATCTTCGCCTGATGCAGGGGGAAGCGGGTGGTGAAATTACCCCGGCAACACCGGGCGCGGGCACTGATGTGAAATCCCGAAAAGAAATCATTGCTGAACGTCTGAAAGAACTGGGGATCGAGTTCAAAGGCAACCTGGGTGCGGAAAAGCTTTCTGAGCTGCTGCCACCTGGCGAGCTTGAAAACCTGTTCCCTGCTGAATAACCGCCGCGAAAGCGGTTTTTTTATGCCCCGTTCCGGCGGGGCGTTTTATTTCAGGAGTCTGTCATGGTCTCACAGGAACAGGCGCAGCAGTACCTGAACGGGCAGGGCATCGCTTTACCCGACTTCGTGCTGGCGGCGCTGATTGACCAGGTCAACGGTCTAGAGGAATGCCTGACACTTCATTATCCGGCATCAACAGCGCTGCTTATCCAGCTTTACCTGCTGGCGCTGATGGGGCTCGGGCAGGGCGATAAATACCTCTCCAGCCAGACCGCGCCTAACGGCGCTTCGCGTTCATTCCGGTATCAGTCGTTTTCTGACCGCTGGAAAGGGGCGCTGAGCCTGCTGCGTGGGCTGGACAAACACGGTTGCGCGACGGCGCTTATTCCACCCGATCCGACTGCTGCGCCAGCATTTGCGGGGATTTGGGTTGGTAAGGGCGGTTGCATGTGCAACGGGGGCCGGTAATGGCCTGGGTATCGGTAAAGCAGCGACTTCCGGAGCCGTTCGTTAAGGTCTGGGTGATGACAGACAGCGGCAGGAAGGCCACCGGCTACATCAAAGGTAACGGTGAATGGTTCATCTTTTGCCGTGAGGTTGCAGCCGGGAAGCCTGAAGTGATCCGCTGGGAGGAGCCATGAGCGCGACAGCGAACTGGGTATATACCAACCTCGCGACTATCTACCCGCGTACGTACGATGACTGGAAAGGCACCTGGCTAACCGGCACGCCGTATCTCATCGACTGCACATGGGAGATAAACCAGGAACAGGCGATCGATGATGCCGGTACCGAGTTCACCACCAACCTGATTATATCCACCGAGCTGAAGCACAACGGCGCTGATGTCCGTAAACCGCTGCGTAACGACTATGTCGCAGTGGGTGACACAACCGCTGAGTCTGACCCGGTAAAGGCGAAAGGTGATGTGATCCGGGCGGTCAAGATGTGGGATATGTCGTTTTTCGACGAGGAGCCCGACTACAAAATCCTGACATCTAACCGTAACGCCCTCGGCGCCTGATAACCCCAGGAGACAACGCTATGCCCGTTAAAGGTATCAAACGTGTTCAGTTAAACATGGGTAACGTGATTGGAAACATCACCGGGGCAGTGACAGAAAAGGTGATCACCGAAGTCATGATCGTCGGCTCCGGTTACGCAGCGCAGATAACCCCGATTCACACCTCCACGCTGGTGAACAGCATGTATCGCGAACTGAAGCCAGAACCACGCGGAATGACCGGACGGGTGGGCTATACCGCGAATTATGCCGCGCGGGTGAATGCGGCCGGTGGCACGTTAAAAGGCAAACCGCGCCCGGACGGCAGCGGTAATTACTGGGACCCGGACGCTGAGCCAGATTTCCTGCGTAAAGGGTTTGAGCGCGACGGCATAGCCGACATCAAAGCCACCATACAACGAGGCTACAAATTATGACGCGAAGCGAGGTTTTTGACGCGTTACGCGCCTGGCTGCAGGGCCACGGTTTTGATACCGGCTACCGCGTACAAAAGCGGTTCTGGGTCGAGGTGGAAGATTCACAGAACGATCGCTATCTCGTTATCCAGCAACAGGGCGGTGGCGCGGCAGAAGAAGCCATCACTCGTGACTACTTCCGCTTCATCCTGCTGACCGGGCAGAACGACGCTGATGTTGATGCGGTGGAGAACACCGCCGACGCCATCCGCCAGGCCATGCTCGATGACCACCACACCGAATGCATCATCTCAATGCAGCCAGTCGGGGGCGTTCCCGCCTTCCGCACCGAAGAGGGCCGCTGCGCCTTCGAAATTAACTTCCAGACCATTATTTCCCGATAATACGGAGTAACACATATGACTTGTGAATCAGGTGCATTCACGGGGCGCGACGTCGTCGTTTATTTTGCGATTGGTTGCCCGGAGGTTCAGCCCACGCTGAGCCAGTACAAGCGCCTCGGCATGATGCGTGGCAAAACAACCGGCGTTGAATGGGAAACCGCAGACGCCACGGCTGACCAGAGCGCGGCATATACCCAGGAGAATCTGGTCACGTATAAAAACGTATCCTTCTCCGGCGACGGCGTAAGTCGCAAGGAAGCTATCTACGGCCAGAAGGAAATGAAACGCCATGTTTATAACCCGCCAGGGGAAACCAGCAACCAGCCTTACGTGTGGCTGAAAATCATCTCGCCGTTCGATATCACGGAAGGCCCGTTCCTGGTAACGAGCTGGCAGGATGAATCACCGCATGATGACGTGGCCACGTGGTCGATTGAAGCCTCCAGCGCCGGGCTGGTGGATGTCCGCGACGTCGGCGCGGTCATTAACATCACCTCCCAGCCGCAGAACCGCACCATCACCACCGGCAGCACGCTGACGCTTACCACAGCGGCGACCGTGACGGATGGTTCAGCGCTGACGTATCAGTGGAAGAAGAACGGCACGGATATCAGCGGCGCCACGGCTGCTACCTACACCAAAGCCAGCGCAGTTGCGGGGGATGCCGGCTCTTACACCTGCCAGATTTCATCGCCCACCGCCGGTACCGTCACCACGAGCCCGGCAACGGTTGTGGTCAACGCGTCTTAACTGACAGGGGCGAAAGCCCCTTTGAGGTTTTATGCAGGCAATTACCGATATCGGCCAGGCGGAGATCCGCGTCGGTGGCCGTAGAATATTCCTCAATCCTTCGTTTCTTGCGATGTCGCGGATTGGCACGCCGGAAGAGATTGTCGGGGCGTTCGTGACGGTGCACGGCGGACATTACCCTGAGCACCGGATCAGCGATGTTGAAGTGATGCGCAGCATCCAGGCGCGCTGTTTTGCTGACATGGTTGCTACCGCAGCGAAGGTGGTGCAGGCGGCCAGTGATGATGATCTCCGCCAGGTTATTGGTGTCTGTTCTGTGACACCGAAAGGCAAGCTTTCGTATCGTCCCGGCCTGCTGCCGGTATCACACATTATCCAGCTGGCGCGGCATCTTATTCGCCATGGGGTGGTGGGCGACCAGCCGCAGGAAGCCGCCAGCAAAGGTGAGGGCGAATACTCGGGAAAATTCGATGCCCGGTCTTTCGTTTATCTGGCGGTGGCACACCTGGGCATGAGTGAATCCGATGCCTGGAACATGACCATGACCAGCTTCAGGGCGGCCATGAGCGCCAAATATCCGCAGAAGGAAGCCGCAAAAATCCCTACCGAGCAGCATTACGATGAGGCTATGGACTGGGCAGAGAAGATGTTCGCACTCGATGCGCAGCGCAACGGGCTGCATTAACAGAGGAAAATTTAATGAAAATGTATGAATTACCAGAATCAGTACAAAACGCTGCAGCGGATGCGCTTGCAATAGCCATCCGTGAGAATGGGTGTTATGAGAATAAGGAGGGGATGGCTAAGGCAATTGAGATTGCCGAAACCATCCGCGATGTATTTCTTACCCTTTACTCAGATCAATAAGTACTGATTTGAAAACCAGTCACCGCTATGCATATTTTTTTATTTAGCTGTTTTGCCCGTGTACATGAGGTAATGATGGATAAATCTCTACAAGAAAATGACGCAGGTGGTTTATTAGCCACTCAGCGCCTTCGGGAACTGTCGCTCGAAACCAGACAGAGACTTTCTCATAGGTTCCGTGATATTCAAGCGGGGTGTATTCCCAGGACAAACTCCCCCGGCAATAATCAATCGCGCTTGGTTCCGACTTATCATCCGAGTATAAGCCACTAATCCATTTGTAAAAGTGCTCGTCAAGGATGCGCAGATCTTCTGTAGTGGGCTGCCTCATTGATGGGCGAAAAGAAAACTCGATAAATCCAGCATAATAATTGTCATCTAAACCGAAATCGCACCCAAAAGTCATGAAGTGGCCCGCCTTAAGGTTTACATCTTCAACAAGGCGCTGTAGCCATGGCCAGTCTTTTATCTCGTGAATTTCCACTATGCGTTCAGGCTCCGCTATCAGATCAATACCTCCATTGTTGATACTTCCGTCGTCACGAATTTCTTTCCGATACGGGAAGCGTGTGAAGTGATCGTTTATCTTGGCTCTTTCCATGGTTGTGTCTCCAGTCGTGTGTTTCTGAAGACTATCCTGGGTTCATCACTGATGGAATCCTGATGCCTGAACAGTGTGGGGATTTCATGTTACTGAGATCAAAAAATCATTCCTGCCCGTTGCTCTGACGTCCTCCGCTGTTAGCATTAGAGACTACCTTTTGATGATGGGGATAAGGACGTGAAGAAATTTTTGTTTGCAGGTGTGCTCTCTCTCTTTCTACTGGGATGTGCTCAAGAACGTCCTTTGGCATCATATGACGATATAGGGCTTTGTACGCTCAAAGGGCAGGCAATAGGCTACGGAAATACTGAAATTATGCCGAGAATACAATCGGAGTTTGCTCGCCGCGGCGAGCTTAATATAAGTAAAGCAGACTGCGATACCTATATTCAAACAGGTCAGCAGGATGCACGAGTAAAAATGAAAACCAGTGACAGCATAATTCAGCAGTCACAACAATCTATGACTACGAACGCTATACAAAATCTTTGAAGTGTTTAACAGAAAACCTCATTCAAGCCCGCTTAAAAGCGGGTTTTTTATTACCTGGAGAAATTGAAAATGTCCGAAAACGTTGGTGAGATTGTTTATATCATCCGCGCTGATACTGCACAGCTTCTTACTGCCAGTCGCAATGTCGTCGATATGACCAACGATCTCCAGAGTAATTTTGATGATACTGACGAATCAGCCGATAACCTGAATACGACGCTCTCAAAACTTGCGTCTACGATTAAACTCATTTTTGCCGCTGGTGCTCTACGGGAAATGGCAAAGATGGTTCAGAGCTATCAGGAGATGGCCGAGCGGGTTCAGATGGCAACATCGAGCCAGGAAGAATTCGAGCATGTTCAAAAGCGTTTGCTTAGTACTGCAAATGGCACCTATCGATCACTTTCTGAAGCGCAGGAGCTTTATATCCGTAGCGCCGATGGCCTGCGTAGCATGGGGTACGCAACCGATCAGGCAATTGATGTTCAGGACTCGATGTCTTATGCATTCGTTAAGAACGCCGCCAGCGCGGACCGGGCCGAGTCAGCTATCAGTGCTTTCACAAAGGCGATAAATACCGGTAAGGTATCAGCCGATCAATGGGAATCTATCACCACAGCCATCCCAACCGTAATAAACGATATTGCGAGCGCCAGCGGAAAAACGGCCGCTGAAGTGCGCGCATTGGGTGCCGCTGGCAAGTTGACAGCTTTAGAACTTAGCGAAGGTTTACGTCAGTCTCTTGATGAGAATGCCGCAGCTGCGGCGGGGATGTCGAACAACCTCACTGATGCTGGCGTGAGGATGAAGACAGCTTTTACTGAAGTGCTTGTCGCAATCGAAGGTCAGACGGGCGCACTTCAAACCTTCACCAATGGATTGATTGCCACTGCCGATACTATTCTGGAGTTCGGACGAGATTCCGAAGAAATGGCTGGCTTTATTGATACAGCAACTATTGCCGCAAAGGCTTTCGCGCTTGTTCTGGCTGGACGATATGCTGGTGCCTTAAAAGCGGGTGTAGCCAGTAAAGTTCAACACATCGCTGCAAACCGCCAACTGATTACCGCCGAAAACCAGGCTGCTCAGTCCGCTCTCTTTTCAGCTAATGCCACGCAGCGCAGAACGTTAGCAGATAAAGAAGCCGCAATTTCAGCACTAAATTTAGCCCAAGCGGAATATAACGTAGCGCGAGGAAGCGCAGCGGAAATGCTGGCTCTCGATAATCTTATCGCTGCAAAAACCAGAGCGACTGCAGCATCTATCGCATTAACAGAAGCAGAGACGGCACAAGCTGCAGCTACGGCAAGAGCCTCTGCCGCTGCAAGTGCAGCATCGGTTGGAATGGGGCTGATGCGTGGAGCGCTTTCATTTTTTGGTGGACCTGCGGGTGTCGCGATGATTGCAGCCGGGGCATTACTTTACTGGTGGCAAAGTGCAAAACAGGCTAGGGAAGAGGCGGTAGCATTCGCTGATGGTCTCGATAAGCTTAACGGCGCAATGACGACTATGAGCAACACCCAGTTGCGTGGAGCAATAGCAGATGCGAATACGGCTATAAAAGGTCAGCAGGAAGCTGTGTCTGATTTAACTGATGAAATAAAAGAGCTTACTGATAAACGTGATGATTATATTGCTAAAGGGAAGCAATTTGGTACAACCGCCGAGCAAGGGAATGGGTTGCTTCAAAATGCCGCAAAGTTAACTGACCAGATCAATCAGAAGGAACGTGATCGCGCAGATATTCAGGAAAAGCTAACCCGCACAACTTTAGCGCGCAATGGTATGGAGTCTACGCTTAATAATAACATGCTCACATCTATGGGCATTCATCAGCAGCTTATTGATAAAGGCTCCGTTCTTGAACAAGTCCAAGGGGCTGTCGCCCGGGCTTTTGGCAAGACCGCTGATGAAATAAATAGAGCCAATCAGGCTGGAAAGAACTTTAACCCTAAATCCTTGCAAATATCGCCACCGACTGACGACGGCGATAAAATAATTCTTAATCTGGAAGAGCAAAACGAGCTCCTGAAAATACAGGATGAGCGTCAGCGAGCTATTACGAAAGCACGGATGACTACATCTAAAGTCACGGGTAATCGTAACCAAATAGAAGCTGCTGAACGCTTGGCAGCAGAGAATTATGATCTTCAAAAAGCTGAAGATAAAAGGCGGCAGGCACAACAGAAGAGCGAGCAGCAGGGTAAAAACGCCAGCTCTCAAATGGAGGCAAACGCGCAAAAAATTGCCGACTATAAGCAGCGGGCTGAATCTGCTTCTGGAGCCACTCAGGATTTATCACGCGAACAAGCCATGCTGAGAGCGGAGCAGTCACTCAATAAAAGCGCCACCACCACACAAATTGCCGAAATTAGAAGATATGCAGCAGCTGAATGGGATGCTGCAAACGCTGTTAAACAGCGACAGCAGGCTGAGCAGGGGAGGAAATTCGCTGAGCAGGAAATCGCAGCCGCAAAAGTAATGCCTGATGCCGTTACAGGTGCAGCATTAGATCCGGTTGCGCAAATCAACCTGCAAGAGCAACAAAAGCTGGCAGCGCTCGCTAAATATAGGGCAATCGATGTTCAAAATGTGCAAATTTATGAAGATGCTAAAACCGCAATCCAGGAACAAGCATCTAATGCACGACGGAAGATTGCTATCGAGGAAGCCAATGCTCAGGCTGCTGCGATAGGCGCGATATTAGGCTCAGCTTCCCAGGGTTTCGAAAGCCTTTCTGCCATGATCCAAAACGCATCCGGGAGGAGTAGCAGTTCTTACATCGCTATGTTTGCTGCGGCAAAAGCATTTGCCGTTGCACAGTCAACGTTAAGCCTAAACACCGCAATTATGCAGGCCATGGCAGATCCAACAGCACTTACCCCTGCGCAAAAACTTGCGAACTATGCAGCCATCGCTTCGGCTGGAGCCTCACTTCTCTCCAATATCGCTAGCACGACCATGAGCGGTGGTCGCCGTTACGGTGGCACAGTGTCTGCTGGCAATGCCTACCGCATTAACGAGGATGGGCGCTCTGAAGTGTTCCAGACGGCTGGTGGCCAGCAAATATTCATGCCGAACAAGTCAGGGAAGATCATTCCAGCAGATAAAGCAGGCGGAGGTGGTGTTGTTCAGCACATCACATTTGAAATCAACACTACCGGCGGTATCGACGATGCCACTATAAAGCAGATGGAAGGGATGATGAAGCGTGTGGCTCTCTATCATATCAGCGACCAGTCGTCTCGCCCCGGAGGCTTAATCCAACCGAGGACTAAACGCTAATGCCTGAAATCTTCACCTGGAAACCTCAGCGCGGCTACAGCGCCGAACGCACCCCAAACGTGGCCGTCGTGAAACTCGGAGATGGATACGAGCAGCGCCAGAAGAAAGGCATTAACCCGCTGATGGCTAAATACTCGCTGACGTTTCGCGGCGTTAATGGCTCATGCCGCGTAAACCCGGCGAAGCAGGCCGAGGCTTTTCTGACAGCACGCATGGCGGTGGAGTCTTTCTACTGGACACCATCGGATACGGGGGTACAGGCGCTGTTCGTCTGTCGCTCCTGGAATATGACAAAGACCGGGCCGCTCTATGAACTGACGGCCACATTTGAGCAGGTACCACGATAAAGCCGAAAGGCGGGAGATAATTATGTCTTTAGAAAAACAAATTGAATCTTTGAATATTGAACTTAAAGAATTGCACGGAATTGTTGTTGATACACAACTGGCATTCATTAATTTTCAGGAAGAGGTGAATTCTCGTTTTAATGCGGCCCAGGAACAGGTCGCATTAATTAATGATGAAGAAAAAAGCGCTTCACTCATTTTTAGTGGGGTGATTACTGCTTCTCGGTGAATGAAAACTTAGCGATTAAATCTGCTAACTCAGTAAGGGCGATGGCTACTGCTGGGTTACTGGCCTCGTTGTTAGCAACATCATTTTTTAATGCATTAATTACGGCAGGTTTAATATCTGGAAACTTGGCAGATAAGTTTGCAATAGTATATGCCAGCGCAACTTCAGCAACTGAAGTTCTTGCTTTCAATTTTTCAAATTCTTCTTTAGAGACAGTCATTGGATTTCCTTTTTCCAGAGGTAATCAGCCATCCCTCTTTTTTGAGTGCGTCAGCGTCCCACCACTGACGGGCTGAACCCCTAACATAACCAGGGATGACAATATATCCCATCCTGATATTCGAACAGTAGCCACCTCCGGGTGGCTTTTTTTATTGGAGATTTTCGTGCGCGACATTCCACCAGAGCTAATTATCGAAAGCGTTGATGCCGGAGTTGGCGCTTTTATCGATCTGTTTGAACTCGATCTCCGGCCTTACGGCGGGAACCTGGAGCGCTTTCACTCCGGTACCAACGGCTTTTACAACAATGTTATCTGGCGCGGTAACGCCTATCCCGCATATCCGATCGCTGTCGAAGGCTTCGAGAGCCGGAATGAAGGTACCTATGCGCGCCCGGCCATGGCCGTCGCGAACGTCACGGGTATGATTTTTGGGATGAACCATGATTTCGACGACCTGCTGGGCGTGGTGATCACCCGTCGCCAGGTGCCGGTGAAATATCTGGACGCGGTAAACTTTCCCAACGGTAACCCGGATGCCGATCCCACCATGGAGGCGGTATCCCGTTACGTTGTCGAGGAGATGACTGAAGAGACATCTGAACAGGTGACTTATTCTCTCGCAACGCCGGTGGACTGCGACAACGCTATTATCCCGGCGCGGACTATCCTGGCCGATGTCTGCCAGTGGGTTTATCGCGGTACCGGCTGCAACTACGACGGGCCGCCAGTCGCTGATGAACGGGACAACCCGACCAGCAACCCGGCGCTGGATAAATGCTCTCACCGCCGCACAGGTTGCCGATTCCGGTACCCGCGCCCGTACCCCATGCCAATCAGCAGTTTCCCCGGTTCACAGAAGGTTTCCTGATGCATGAATTACTCGAGTATGCGGCCTCGTCGCAGGATGAAGTGTGCGCGCTGATTATCGACGACACCCGTTTGCACCCATGTCGTAACGTACATCCCGATCCGGCTCACCATTTCCGCATTAGCGAGGCTGACTGGCTGGCAGCGGAGGAGGAGGGCGCGGTCACTGCGGTATTTCATTCACATCCTCAACCGGTACCGGTGCTGTCAGGTGCTGACCGCGCTATGCAGGTAATGACAGGCCTGCCCTGGTGGCTGGCGTGTGACGGCGAGCTGCGAAAGTTCCGCCCGATACCGCACCTGCTGGGCCGCCGGTTCGAGCACGGCGTGACAGACTGCTACACGCTGTTTCGCGATGCGTATCACCTGTGCGGAATTGACCTGCCGGATTTTGCCCGGACTGAAGGCTGGTGGCTACGGGGCGAGAACCTCTACCTGAAGAACCTGGCGGCCAACGGTTTCCGTCAGGTTTCCGCCAGCGAGGCCGTATCCGGCGATGTAATTCTCCGCCAGCCATTCCCGGGTGCCGACCCGTGCCATGCGATGATCCTGCTGGACGATAACATGGTGCTTCACCACGACCACGCCGGGCACCTCAGCAGGCGTGAACCATTCCGCATGGCTTACATGAAACAAACCCATTCCATCTGGAGGCATCACCGGTGCTCATCTTTAGATTTGCGGGGCATTTCCGCCGACATTTCCGCCAGGTCACATTAAACGTTGATACCCCCGCGCAAGGGCTTCGCCTGCTGCTGGCCCAGTGCCCGGAGTTCAAAAAGGACTTTCTCAAATCGCGGGTGCGCGTCCGCGTGGCGGGTGAAGACGTGGCGACGGATGCAATGCACTGGCATCTGGACAGGCGTCTGGATGACGGTTCAAGCGTGCTGTTTGTCCCGGTGGTTGAGGGGGCAATTACCGCAGCAGCCGCCGCGTGGATAGCAGTGGCGGTGAGTGTTGCCTCCATTGCCTACAGCGTTTACATGTCCCGCAACATGAAAACCAAAACTTCAGCCGAGGCGGCGGAAAACAACACCATCACAAACAACTCTTTTACCAGTGCGGAGAACCGCGCCGGACAGGGGCGACCTGTGTCGATCCTGCTCGGGGAAATGGTGGTGGGCTCTAACGTCATTTCCCTCGGTATCGACACCACAAACAACCAGGACTGGACAGAATCAATAAGCTAAGGCGGGAATATGTCATCAGGCGGCGGCAAAGCTTCTACCCCTAAACTCCTCGACGATAACCTCAAATCAAAACAGTTTTATCGGGTGCTGGATCTCATCAGCGAAGGACCGATTTACGGACCGGTTGACCAGTCGCACCTTTCTTCTTTCATGCTGAATAAAACTCCTATCACGGACTCTGCCGGAAACGTCAGCGTGAACGGCGTGAGCGTGGCCTGGCGTCCCGGCTCGGAATTCCAGAATCCCATTAACGGCTTTTCCGCCATTGAGGCGACCAGCATCGTTAATACCGAGGTCACTTTCAACACGCCACTGGTCCGCACAATCACCGATCAGGATGTCACGCGCGTACGGTTGAATATCGGCGTGACGGGACTTGTCGAGCAGGACACGAAAGGGAATCAGAAGGAAACCTCTGTGACGATGGTGATCGAAACCCGCGTTGCCGGCGGGGCGTTCACAATGCAAAAAACAGTCACCATTACCGGGAAAATATCAGGCGAATACCTGGAGGCGCACGTTATCGAGGCACCGGCAACGAAACCTTTCGATATCCGTGTGCGCCGTATCACACCTGACAGCAACGGCGACCTGCTGTCCAACGGTACCATCTGGAACAGCTTCAGCCAGATTACGGACGACAACCTGAACTACCCGTTTTCGGCTATTGCCGGTGCAGTGATTGACCGTGACCAGTACAGGGACACCCCAAGCCGCACCTATCACCTGCGCGGGCTGATTGTGGACGTTCCTGACAACTACGACCCGATTGCCAGAACCTATTCGGGTTTGTGGACTGGCGGATTCAAAAAAGCGTGGACGAACAACCCGGCCTGGCTCTTTCGCGAGCTGGTGAAAAACACGCGTTTTGGCCTGGCCCGGCGCGCGGGCTATATCGATGTCGACGACGGCGCGCTTTATATCCTTTCACAGTATTGCGATCAGCCGGTGAACGATGGCTATGGCGGAAAAGAGCCACGCATGACGCTGAACGCCTACATCACTGAACAGGCCAGCGCGCGCGATATCCTGGATAAAATCGCCGGGATGTTCAGGGGCATTGCCTTATGGGATGGCCTTCGTCTCACGGTCATGCTGGACACGCCTCAGGATCCGGTTGCCACCATCACCAATGCGAATGTTGTTGACGGTAAATTCAGCCGTAGCTCGGTTAAACGGGCCGAAAAATACAACGCGGTGGTGGTGTCCTGGACTGACCCGGATAACGGCTGGGAGCAGGTGAAGGAGTATGTTTCCGATGATGCGATGATCGCGCGCGGGAACTATAACGAGACAACGCTGGAGGCGTTCGGCTGCACTTCACGCGGGCAGGCCTGGCGAGCCGGGAAATGGCTGCTGGAAACTGCAAAACGTGAGAGCAGCCGGCTAACTTTCCAGATGGCCCGGGATGCAATCGCCTTCACGCCCGGCGATGTCGTGGAAATCATGGATAACGACTATGCCGGTACGCGGCTGGGCGGGCGTATTGTTTCACACTCCGGCGCGAATATTACCGTTGATGCGGACGTTTCCAGTCTGGTTTCGCCAGGCGACAACATGTCGCTTATGGGCAGCAACGGAAAGTTTGTGAGATACCCCATTCTGAGCGTATCCGGGCGCGTCATTACCCTGCGCAATGCTCCCGCCTGGGTTCGTGACGGGACTGTTTTTGCCATTTCAGTCAGTGAACTGTCCGTCCGTCTTTTCCGCATCCTGAGCATTGCTGAAACCGAAAATAACTCGGTTTACAGCATCACGGCGGGACAGCATGACCCGAATAAACAGGCCATTGTGGATGAGGGCGCGGTTTTTGAAATGCCGACCGATACCCTGAATGGCTACCGGGTACCGAATATCGAGAACCTTCGCATCCTGAACACCAACAGCGAAACTGTGCAGGTGACGGCGACCTGGGAAACCGCCACCACTACCAAAAAGCTGGTGTTCGAACTATATGTCTACAACGAAAGCGGGGCGGTTGTTGCACAGTATGAAACCGACCAGTTTCGCTATGACTTATACGGACTCAATGCCGGGAATTACATGCTCGGGGTGCGTGGCCGCAACGAGAACGGCATGAAGGGTGCCGAAACACAGGTAAACCTGATTATCGGCGCGCCACTGGCACCGTCATCCGTTATCTGGACGCCCGGTATTTTTTCAGCAGATATCGTTCCGGTTATGCGTGTGACTGCCACCTCCGATACCACGTTTGAATTCTGGTACGGCGGGGAGCACCGTGTCGTTAATCCGGCCCTTATCGAAGACCAGACGCAGTTCCTCGGGCGCGCCAGTCAGTGGAATTTACATGGCCTGAAAGCTGACACCACGTATTACATGTACGTGCGTACCCGTAACGCATTTGGTGTTTCCGGGTTTGTTGAGGCCTCAGGCCAGGCGTCGTCAGATATTCCTGGCATGATCGATTACATCGATGAGGCCGTGCGCGATTCTGAGGCATTTAAGAACGTGCAGGCCGGGATAGATTTCAGTCTTGAAGCGACGATGCAGAACACTCTGGCGCAGGTCGAGGGTGCGCAGATCCAGTATGAGCAAGTCGGTGCTGCCCGCGCTGAGATTTCACAGGTAAAAATCACCATTGCCGATGCGGACCGGGCTTTTGCTCAGTTTCAGGAACTGGTTGCTGTGCAGTTCGGTGAAAGCGCGGCTGAGATTCTGGAAGTTAAGACAGCTCAGGCGACAGCAGACGAGGCATTTGCCGAGTACCGGCTTGAAGTGGCCGCATCGTTCCAGGATGTGGACAGTTCTATTTTGACCATTCAGGAAGCGCAGTCTTCAGCCGAACAGGCCTTTGCGCAGTACCAGACGCAGGTTTCAACACAGTTCGGAAACCAGCAGGCGGCCATTAACCAGAAGCTGACCTCGGTTATTACCGATAACGGTACTGCGAAGGTTTCTTACACGCTGAATCTTGGCGTACGGCGCGGTGAACAGCTCTATAACACCGGCTTTGGAATGTCGCTCGAGCCAAACGGCAGCGGAGGGTATAAATCGACGGCAGTCTTTGCTGCTGACCAGTTCGGTATTTATTCCGGCAGTGATCCGGGTAGTTATGAAGCTGCGTTCTTTGTATTTAATGGCCAGGTGTTTTTGCGTTCTGCGTTTATCCAGAACGGCAGCATCGATAATGCAAAAATCGGCCAGTACATCCAGTCAACAACATGGGACGGCACAGGCAATGTCGGGTGGCATATTAACAAGAGTGGGTTTGCGTACTTCACTGGCGTCACCGTGAAGGGAACCGTCTACGCCAGCGCCGGATCGTTTACAGGTTCGATTTATGCCACAGACGGCGTGTTTAACGGCACGGTTTACGCCACTGACGGGAAATTTACTGGAACAGTAGAGGCTAAGCACTTCGTGGGTGACGTCGCCAACGGACAGGTGTTTGCGGATACCGGTGCATCCAGCAATGAAATCCGGTCCTTCCAGTACACAGACAGCTCGGAGAGTTACCTCGAAAAGCAGATCGTTGTTATGGCCGTAATTGAACACAACAACGCTCAGGCCCAGGAGGGTGCCACGACGGTCACGATAACCATTAACGGCGTGGCGAAATCGTTTGATGTGTACGGGCCAGTTGGTGGATCACGTCCGCGTGGCGGGAGTTCAACGGTCATGCACAGTATCCGCACGACAGCCAGGGTCGTAACCTGCTCAATCCAGGCCGTAACCGGTCTTGGAGGAACAGGAAAAATACTTTCTCCCACAATGCTCATCATGCGTGGAACCGGCTCGTTTGCCCAGACCAACTAACATGAAACCCGTTCCGGCGGGTTTTTTATTGCCTATTTTCAGGAGACACCATGTCCGCAGGAACCCTCAAACTCACCAACAACTCTACAGCGGTTGTTGGTACCAGCACTGTATTCACTACAGATTTAAAGCCGGGCGATTTCATCGTTACCACCATCGGCGGCGTGCTTTACACGCTCCCTGTTGATGCCGTGACAAGCAACACAGCGGCCACGCTCGTAAGCCCGTTTACCGGACCGACCACCACCGGCGCAGCGTGGGCAGCGGTACCGCGTAAAACGATGAACCAGGTCACCGCTGAGCTGGTGGCGCAGTCGACAGAGGCACTGCGCGGGCTGCTTACCGAGAAGGGCGTATGGACAAACTTCTATACGGCACCGGGTGATATCACCGTCCAGCTGACCAGCAGCATGCCTGCCGTAACGGGTCCTGGTTGGCAGAAAATGGCGGGGCTGGTGGGCTCGTCGCTACAGTGGCGGGGGAACCTGCCAGCCGCAGCCAACCTGAACGGCTATGGGCCAACTGCAGCGTTTACCGGGATATGGAGCCGTTCTACGAATACTAATACCACTGCCGCATACAACTTTCCCGAGGATAACGGGCAGGGGGTACTGGAAGTATTTGCTGGGGGGTTATATGGGGGCACACAGAGATACACCACCAGGACAGGCAATATCTATACCCGCAACCTTTCTGCGGCATGGAACGGAACTGATGGTCCCTGGGGTGACTGGAATCTTGTCGGCGTTAACTCGCGTCCCGGTTATTATGAGGGCGATTTAAATGCCCTGCTAACACCCGGCACCTGGTCAGTTACAGCAGCAGCGACAAACGGGCCTGTATCTCCCGGTCAGGCTGGTGTGGCCACCGGCATTTGCGAGGTTATTTTACGAACAAGCGCAAACTCACTGCTTCAGCGATACACCAATATCACCACAGGTGCAGCGAACATCAACCGGACATGGCAGCGTACGCTATCCGGGACCACCTGGTCAGCATGGGAGCTACTTGGAATAAAGGCACTGAATGATATTGGTCTGGGGCTCATAAACCAGACCGCTCTGACGACCCTAGACTGGCAACAGTTTGACTTCGTATCGGGTGCCAGTTATCTGGTCAGCACATCGGTATGGGCCAATGCTCCGTCAGGCGTGTCATACCCAGCAGGCACGCAGGTGTTTATCTCCGTTGATGGAATTGCCTCATCAGGGACTGTTATCGAATTAACGTTAATAGCCAACCAGGCTAATGATGCAAATTACCGGATTTATAAAGTTCGTATTGCGAATGCTAAAGGCGCCCGTACTTTCAGTGTCCGGCAGGCACTTACCAGTGCAAGCGTGGGTTCGACGTCCGGCACTATAGCAGCGGGTAATGACGAACGACTGAACAGCCTGGACGGGAAATCCGGCGGTACCGTCACCGGGCAGATTAAGAACCTGCCGTCTACCGGCCAGGGGGAAACCAAAACTGCGCCATATAATGCCCCAATCACGCACGGCGGCGCGCTCCCACTGTTTGCTCACGGTCACTCGGTTACCATTCAGAAGAACGGCGGCGTCGGGGCATTGTTCACCCTTGGCATGTCGTTTGGTGGGTATATCGGCAGCGCGGGCACAGCGGATGCATCCGGCCCGATGATTACGTGTTCGGATGGCACGGTGTACACGAAATACTGGAACTTCGTTAACGGCTCGGGCGGTATTAACACGGCCAACGGCGGGATACTGCCAACCGTGTGTGATATCAGGCTAAAAGACAATCCACGTCCGGCGCAACCAGGGGCAATGACACGCATCCTCAGTATCCAGTCTCGTGAATTTAACTGGAAATGGGACGGGCGTCATGACCGTGGGTTTATTGCGCAGGAACTAAAAAAAGTTGATCCACTTTATGTATTTGAAGCTGGTGGCGAAGACCCTGACGAGCCAATCCTCAACTTGTCGCACATCGCGATAATTTCTGATCTGGTAGCTGCAGTTCAGGGGCTGCATGAACAAAATGTGACGCAACTGAATGAAATTACGTCACTCAGACAGGAGCTGGACGAACTGAAAGAAAAAGTGGATCAACTCATCGCTAATTAATTCAGCCCGTTACGCCTGCCGCTGTGTGGATCTGCGTGTCGATATGCCTGTAAACAGCGTCTGAAATAATGAGCAGGCGCGACTGGCGACCGAGATTCGCGCACAATATGAGCGAGACGGAATAGCAAGAGAGCAATTTTAATAAAATCTGATGAGATCAAAAGTATTTTTTAATCGAAAACACTCTAAGCGAATTTGAGTTGTAACTTATGGTTAAATAAAGTCAGTAAGATGATTCTTAGATGCTAATCGTAGTGAGGCTGTTAATAAAAACATGTTTTTAAAAACAGTATTGACTGATTTCAATAAACACGTAAATTATATTTTAACGGCACAGTAAGAGTAACAAGTGTTTATATGTAAGTATCGGGTAGACCATTTTGCTGTAAGGGCCACGAAGTTTGTAGTTTGGGCGTTAGTAAGCTTTCAGGCCTGGCAGTGACTGTGCTGGTTCGCAAGATGGTATAGTAAGCGCGACGATGTAAGGCCTTGTTTTATGTTTTTATGCTGGCGGTTTCGTTTATTGATAGTAACCGTATCGGCAAAGGGCAACGCATCAAAGAGTCTATGTCGCGATGGGAGATGTACTTGTTTAAGGTGCCTCGTTTAGTTTTATGATAACGCAGGCAGATGTATAACAAGATAAATAGAGGGAGGTTTTTTAGTATTAATGCCCAATATTATCTGTAGTAAACGGGTGCATTTAAAAGTAGTTCAATAGTAGCATCACTCAATTAAGCCAATTAATGTTAATTCTGAAGTTTGTAGTACCTTAAAAGCCCTGGCTGCAATGGTCAGGGCTTTTAAGATTGCTCAGGTGCTGTCACGTTTGTAAATTTTATCCGAAAAATACTGACAAAACTCGTGTTGCTTATTTTTCAGTAAGGGTCCAGTATGCATCATCGGTTTGGCATACAGACCTTATGAAAGCAGTTTTAGTAAAGCAGTCCTCATTTCAAGTGTTATCTTCAGATACCCTTCTGCATGAGCCTCCTCCTAAGTGCCCAGTAAGTCCTCATCTGAAAGCAGGCCATGTTCGCCACGACGTGTGGTTCAAAAAAAAATTAAAGGAAGTATCTATGTCTAATAAAATGACTGGTTTAGTAAAATGGTTTAATGAATCTAAAGGCTTTGGTTTCATCACGCCTGACAATGGAAGCAACGATGTTTTTGTGCACTTCTCTGCTATCCAGAGCGGCGGGTTTAAGACGTTAGCTGAAGGTCAAAAAGTTGAATTTACAGTTGAGAATGGTCAAAAAGGCCCTTCAGCTGGGAATGTGTTTGCAGTCTGAACCGCAAAACCATCATTAGTTACCCTGCCTGTTTTATAAGCAGTACGCAGGGCTGGAGATTGGGTCAGCATTCTTAATCTCTAACTATGACCTTGCCACAGCGGCAGGGTCATTTTTTTTGTAACGGCATAAGGTTTCAAACCCTTAGAAAACTGTTCTTTTTAAACTAAGATTTTGGGATGAGTGTCAGGGACTGCCCGTACCGTTACTTTGTTTAACTGGTTGTTTTTAAGTCTTATAAAGCTATCAACAAAATGAATATCGCAGTTGATACTGTCCCTTTCAGTCCTGTAATCCAGTCGTGAAAGAGGCTGTTATTTTTCATGGCAATACCTATAGCAAACAGAATGAAACAGCTTGTTGCCGGTCTCTGTGGAATGAATAAAATCGGCAGGCAATACCAAAAATACGCTACTGGAAACCGCCCTCCGAACCCACTAAAGTTGTGTAAGTGACATAATGGCAGGGTTTCCAATCATCCTTGCGGCAGACTCATAAAGCTTTTTTTCGTACGCACTCATTTCGCTGCGTGTAATATGCTCTAATTCCTTTTTCAGGTAGTAAGCAATCAAATCCCGGCTAATGATCTCGTTGTCATCCCGACGAAGAACCTTCAGAACTATGTTGCCGATGATTTCATATTCACTGTTCATTCTTCATTTCCTTTTTTTAAGTGATGAACTATATCAGCTTTAGCTAAGAACATTTTTTGCGAGCTTTCCAGCGTAATGCGTAAAAAAAAGCACCTTTTCGCTATATTTCATACCCCAGACTGGGATAGCAGTTGTGTGGTGTTATGATTCGTTATCCGTCGTACAACAAGGCAATCTCATGCGTACTCCTCGTCAGTTCTACCCGATACCTATGCTTGTTAAACATACCCAACCTTCCGGATTGGAAAAACTGTATCCGGTTCTTGTATCTGATGTCTTCGATGAAGAAGGCTCAAGATATGCGAGGTATGCCAATGGAGCGGAAGTCCGTATGTCAGGGTTACGTTTTTTCCAACTGGAACTTGCGCAGGCTGATCTTGAAAATTTAGTTTCTACTCCTCTCCCTGAGCAAGTTATCAGGCGTGAAAAGTCGCATTAAAGGTATGACTATTAGAGTCTCCAATAAAATCCATGCCGCATCAGCGGGATGGCATTCGAATCAGGCCAGGCCAGTCAACCACCATCTAGCCTTTACCTGAATGTCCGTGGCCTATTCCCGAATACTCACAGCACCAGCATTAACCGCCAGGTGAGGTCATGTACCGTATGAATACAAGCAACGGTTTTTGGCCGTATTTCTGAAGTTTCATGACATGGTTTCTGAACATGCTGATATTACATGATGTGCTGTTTGCCCTGGGAGCGGTGGTATCGCCGACCCTTAATATGCCGCAGGTGCAGTTCCTCGCGATGCCGAATAAATCCAGGGCCAACGTTGTAGGCGTGTCGGATTTGTGTCGCAACTGAGACACACTGAATCCATCAATAAGTATTGCAACGACACGTAATGACACAAATCCGGGAGCGAACGCGGTAAATATGTGGTGTTACAATGAGTTATTCCGCGCTCTACGTTCTTCTAAGCCGTGGGTCGCAGGTTCGAGTCCTGCAGGGCGCGCCATATTTTTCAAAGAGTTACCCCTTTCCCGTCTCTGTTAGTTTCCCTGTTTGTTCTCTGTTTAGATCGCCGCGTTAAAAATCAGAATAAAAGAGTCACTCCCCGTTTTGTCCTTCCCTTCCTTATATCAGCCTTAACGTTTCAGCTTAAAAATCAAGCAGGTGTATTAAGCGATACAGGATGTATTGATAACTGAGTTAAATAATTACTATTTTTCAAATTTCCCTCATCAATGTTTGCTACTTTCTCTGGCAACTAACCTGTATCTTTAGATCCTCTTAACACTGACCAGCCTGCGTTTGAGTGCCTTTTAAGTATGCGGATAAATAACCATGAATGATGGAAAGAGACAGTCTGTGCCTGACGTTGATGAAAAACATCTCTTAGATTTACTCCATCACAATTCCGATTGGGTCTGGGAAGTGGATGCTCAGGGGCGGTACACCTGGGTTTCGGGTGTCGTGCATGATTTGCTGGGCTATGAGCCAGGTTATGTCATTGGACGCACACCTTTCGATTTTATGCCGCCAGGGGAAGCGGAACGCGTTGCGGGTGCTTTTGGCGAGATTGTCGCCCAGCAGCGTGCGTTTTCCGGACTGGTCAACCGCAATATGCGCGCCGATGGCCAAATTGTGGTACTGGAAACCAGCGGCATTCCGCTGTTTAACGATAAAGGCGAGTTAACCGGCTATCGCGGCATCGACAGAAATATTTCCAATCTCGGCGAGCGCGTAATGCAGCTTGAAACCATCTATGATACGACGCCCGTTGCGCTGTGCATGCTGGATCTGGATGGACGGCTGGTGATGTCCAACAAGGCCATGAACGGTTTACTGGCTATTTCGCAGGACGAGGCGACCGACAGCCACCTGGGGCGCTTGATGCCCGACGTATGGCAGCAGTTTCAGGATGATTTCATCATGGCGGAGTCCGGCGTGGACATCCCGGGGCGAGAAATTATCTGGCGCGACCGCTGTTACGATACCCAACCTGTCGCCTTATATAACGCCAGCAATCGCGTCGTAGGGTTGTCGGTGACCTGGGTGGATATCACTGCGCGTCGGGAAGCGGAGCAGAAGCTGGCGGGTGCCAACCAGGTGCTGCAACAATATGCCCAGCGCGATCATTTAACCGGCCTCTATAACCGCCGTTATATGGATGAATGCCTGATTAATGAAATCAGCCATGCCGTCGACAACGGTTTCCCACTGTCGGTGTGCCTGGCAGATATCGATTATTTTAAACGGTACAACGACAACTACGGACATCAGTCCGGCGACAATTGCCTGCGCGCGGTGGCCAAAGCCCTGGTGTCATCCCGGCGGCGTCCCGAAGATAATGTTAGCCGTTACGGCGGTGAAGAGTTTCTGGTGATTTTGCCGCGCACTGACCGGGAGGAGGCGCTGGCGGAAGCGGAGCGCCTGCGTGAAAATATCAACGCCCTGAATCTGCCGCATGTCGCCAGCCCGACAGGTTATCTCACCATCAGTATTGGCGTAACGACGCTGTATGCCTGTAAATCGCTGTCGCTGGATACGCCGCTGCATATGATTGCCAGCGGTCTGATCCATCAGGCAGATACCGCGCTGTATGCCGCTAAAAATCGTGGGCGCAATCAGGTGGTGGCGATGCCGGACAACGCCTCATAA